TGGTCATATATATCATAATAAATTAAAACAGTATTGAATGAAAAATCATCTGCTTCTGCAGTTGCATTCAGTTCTGAAATTGTTTGTACAGAAGTATTATTTGCTATTTTAGTATATTTAGAATTAGTCCAATCAATTACAGCGCCATCCATATCAGATAATAAAACTCTATATGGACTTGTTCCAGCCAAAGAATTAGATGCTTCAATAGTAGTGTTTGTAACTGCTCCAAAAGTGTTTTCTGTTGTATAGAAATCATTAATTGTATCAGGGAAATATGCTTTAATAGACATTCTTGGGTCTGCAGGTGCAGTTCTTCCTTCAATATCATCACCATTTGTTCCATACCATTGTACAGAAGGTTCATAGTTATTATCAGATATTGTATTAAACAATACTGTTGGTGTACTTCCATGTTCAGTTGGTATGTGAAGATAAACTTGTGTATATGCTTCCCCACCTCTATTAACATTATTAATTAAATCAATATCACCTAAATATTTTACAACTCTATTATATGTATTAATACTAGTATTGTTAGTATTTTGTGCTTCTTCTACAAAAAGGTTTGGTACAGTCGCATCTACATCTGTTGCGTTTTCAAATCTAATTGCACCTATGTCTGCAACCCATTTCCAGAATAATCTTTCTGTAACAGATTGGTAATTAGAACTATCATATAAATTACCATTAGAATTAGTTTTATTAAGAACTATATTTTCCCAGTTAAGAACATAATTCTGGAAACTATTGGCAATATAAGTATTTTCTTGTTGATTACCATTTATCATATCATCCAACACATTAGTATTAAAACTACCAAAAGGTGTTGTATTTTGTCTATTTCCTAATGATTGCCAAACAATATTGTTTGATCCATTATTTGGAATATCAACTGATGGTAAGTCTAATGCTGCGAATTTGCTAAATGTGAATCTGAAATTGTCATCACTAAAAGTTTTAGCAATATCGTTTGCTGAACTATTAAAGACAAAAATGGTACCTCCTTGTGTTCTCAAACTTCGTAATAGTGGTGTTGCTGACATATATATTCTTTTATTTTGTATCTGATTAAATAAAGAAAGGGAATTGTTGGATTAGAGTCCTATCCCTTTCTAAAATAACTTATGATATTTAATCAAACAAAAAAACCCACTATTTCTAGTAGGTTTGTTTTGTTATTAATTTTTATGTTCTTTTAACTTAATAAATCCCACGTTTGTGTGTTTTATCCTAACGTTACCCAAACAGTTCCATTCCATCCTTTGAATGTTTTTGATGTGTCGTCAAATGTTATTATATGTGGACCTGTTGCACCTAAAACTAAATCTGTAAGTTGTGGAGTTGTCATTTTTGGAACTTCAATTGCTACGAAGTCATTTAATCCTAAAATATGATCTCCATTCGGTCCTGTTGAACCAATTGCTAATTTATCAATGATTTGAGAGTTATCACTACCCAATTCGATTGATGCTCCATCTTGTATTGCTTTGATGTTACCTGTTTGTAAGTTAATATTACCACCTTGTACATCTATACCTGATGTACTTACTATTACTTGTTTTGTTGTAACAGTATTATCAGCACCTATGTTAGAATTATCAAATCTACCAGTTGTTGTATTAATAATACCTAATAATTGATTGATAGCATCTGTATTAATCTTAAAGTTATCATTGATAGTTATTCTATCTGCTGATACTGAGTTAGTTCCCTTTAATGTTTTTATTGTTATTGCCATTTCTAATTTGTTTTTTAATTTTTAATTAGAGTACTCTAATTAATCCATTTTTTATAACGGTTTTTTTATTTCCGTTTGTGTCTTCCAATTCTAAAGATATATTATATTCTCCTTCTTCTGTGAATAAATAAACCATATATTTATTCAACCAATCAAATACTACTTCACCTGTTTCAACTTTTGTTATTCTCCAAACTGGGTTTTTATAACCAGGCATCTTTGACATAACATAATTAAAATACACTTGTGTATAAGGTTTAATATCTCGTTGATAATAAAGAACATCTAAACTGTTCCAAGTTGCATTTGTTGTTATACTTCGAGCATATTCACCACCATATACATTATTGTATTTAATAATGTTAATTTCATTACTTATGTAAAATCTTTTATATGCTATTATTTTTTCATCAGCAAGTGCGGTACCTCCTTGATAAGAGCGAACGATATTAAATTCCCATTCTTGAAAGGGTGAATTTACGTTTAAATCCTCAGATAAATCCAATAAAGTTGTGATAGTTCCAGGAATAATATAAGTCATTCCATCAATTTCAATAGAACCTCCAGTTGCTCCTGTGGCACCTGATAAAATATTATCAGTTGTATAAATATCAAATGTTGATGTTACATCACCAATTGCACCAAATCCATTTAGTGGTGTATTATAAGGTGATATTATAGCTTCATTTGTGTTAAAATAAAATCTATTAGGTGCTTCAAATTGTTTTGAAACTGCAACTATTTTATGTATAGTTGTTGCCCCATATTCTACAATTGGTCTATATTCATATATAAAACTAGATAAAATAGGATAGGTTGTTTCATCCAATGCACTTAATTGTGTTGTATAATCAATATATACGCCTTTTTCTGTACTTGGTAATGATATATTTCTTGATAATGTTAATGTTTCTAATTCAACTCCACTTTCTCTATTAACAATTATGTCAATTGAAGTAGCACCTATATTAATATCTGTAATATAGAATTTAGTAAATGTAGGACTTAAAGTGTCCCAATATAAATGATCTGCTTCATCCCATGTAATATCATCATCAAGATTTTTCCATGTATAAGAGTTAATATCACCTTTACTTCTTAAAATTGCATCTTGATTAACTAAATTTTGATAGAATTCAACTCTATCTGTACTGTGCCATGTTATTAAAGCGTCATTTGTTATTGTATTTGGTAAGAATGGTAAATCCCATGTACTTGCCATTTCATCCCAAGAAATATTTTCTAATTCATCCCAAGTTACATCATGAAAATCCATTATTTTCCAAGCAGTAAAGTTTGGCATTTTTTGTTCAACTGTAATATAACTAACTTCTGTATTTCTACTAAATGATCCATACATATCATATAAAGTCAATTCAACTGTATATTCACCTTCGTGTGGTAAATTTACTGCCCATTCCTTTAATAATCTTGGATTACCTTTTATAGATTTTTCCCAATAAGGTGTTTCGTCAGTTGCATCTTTGTAGATATACCATTCAATTTCATAAAAATTTGAATTTCCTATATCATCCCAAGAAACACCACTAAATGGATCATTTGCTGTTGCACCCATGTTGTATGATGCAGTTGGGAATCCGGCATCTGAAGAAAGGTCAAAATCATTATAATTATGTTTTTCGTCAAGACTGTTCCAAGTTACTTCTGTATCTTGCCATGTAATATCAAAACTTGTGTTTTTTAATAATATAGGATAACCAACAGGAATTTCTTCGTTGTTGTCTAATTCTAATACATTAAAATTTCTATCAAAGAAATATTGTAAATAAGCTTCTTTGTAATTATCCACAGGAAGATCACCATGTAAGAAATCTTGATATGATAAAACAGGAACTCCACCTGCATAAGAACCTTGTGTTACTACTGAATCTAAAATAGCACCTGTATCGAATCTTTCAACGAATAAAATTTGATTTCCATCTAAATTTATATAGAATTGGTCAAAGGGGGCTCCTAAAGTTAGAAGTCCTTCGTATAATGCTAACATGTTGTCATTATCAGTACTTTGATATGTTGCTGTTATTTCAAATCCTACGTTACTAACAGTATCGTATATTTTTAATGTGTTATCATAGAATGAATTTGTTAATGTAAATTCACGTACTTTTAATGTACTTGTACCATCTAAAATTAAATCAGGACCAATTTTAGCACCTACCCATTCTAAAGGTCTTAAATCTTGTATAAATCCATAAGATGATGGAAATACAGAAAATGTTGGGTTAATATTAATATCAATACTATCAACTCTATTAAATGAATTCCAATAATTTAATTCTATTTTTGTATAATATAATGCTTCACCTACAATATCAACTATTCTACTGTTTAACGGTAAAAAGTATTTTTTTAATTTATCTTTAAGTGCGTATAGTTTTATTAAAATTTCATCAATTGTGAATTGAAAAGTTTCTTGTGTTATTGGTAAACCATCTTCATCAAATTCACCAGTTTCTTCCGTAATTTGATAGTACATTCCAAATTTATTCGTTTTAGAATAAATTTTAGATGGGAATAAGTCGGATAATTCCTTTGTGTTATTAGAATTTAATAATACACTTTCAATATCAACAGGTCTTAATTTACCAAAGTTCTCTGAATCAACTTTTACGTTTTTCCAGTATTCTTTTATTGCTAAAGATTCAAATCCAAAATATTTTACAATATTGATTAATGCTTTGTAACTACCAAGATACGGAAAAATATTGTGAAATTCAAGTAAAAGTTCTTTTCTTTTCTTGTTTACTAAATTAAAATCAATTTCTTCCTCTTTTACATTCATTGAATCGAAGATTAAAAAATCTTTTGAATTCAATGTGTGACCCATTGTTTCTAATAATAATGGTAATCTTGTATCTTCGGCAACAGTATCAACAAAGAAAAATACTTCACCTATTTGTTCTTTAGACATATTATCTCTAAAGTACATATTCACTTTACCAACAAATGAATTTTCGTCACTTGCAGAAAATCCTATATTTGCTGTTTGATAATCTTGTCTTAAAATATTAATATCATAAGAATCTGGGATGTTTGTATATGTGATACCACCTTTAACTACATCTGAAAATGAGGCATCATACGTAGCTTCTATCGTCATTTCTGTTTTTTTATTAATATAGTATGCATCGTTATCTAAAGTGATGCTATACACAAAGAAATTATCTTCTGCTGTTTTATCAATTTCAAAAACTATTTCACATTCATCATTAGTAATATTAGTAGGTTTTACATACAGGAATTTATTATATTCATCACTATAAACCTTTTCAAGTACAATTACTTGTTCTGATTCAATTAATTCAACAGAAACAGCCTGTTCTGCAAGGGTATAGTTTCCCCTGTACAATCCACTTGTTGAATCGTAAAATAAGTTAAGGTTATTACCTTTTTTATTGAAGAAATGTAGATTTTCCTTTTTTATAGACATTTATTGTTATTTATTTGGATTATCCTCTGTGTAATTATAAAGATTCTCAAGAAGTTTTACAGAATAATAGTTATTCATTTTAATCATTTCTAATTTCTTTAAAAATCCGCTCATAATTTCATTTGGTGTACCTGTTAGGTATGGGGACATAGTTTTTTCAAATATGTCTAATTCCTCTTCTTTAACAGGTTCGTATGCTTGTTGTATTTGCGATTTACTCAGTCTCATGATTTACCTTATTTTCTTGGTATTGATTCTCTAACTACGATATTTAGTGCTGATAAATTATCAGTATTTATACCGTCTATATATTCTATTCCATTTCTATCAAAGAATCCACCTCTAATAAGTGGTAATTCTTTATTTCCAATAACAATATCCCCAAATTCGTCTAATCCTAAGTTTGGATTTTCTCCAGGTGTTAAAATTATTTTTTCTGTTGTTTCTATTACTGTACTATCATTCAAGTTAGGAACATCTACATTTTCTCTAACTTTGTTCAATAGGACATTTGTAGCTTCTGTGTTATTATAATTAATGTTTTTGAAATAATATCCATTAGCAATTGCCGTTTCATTTACTTCTGAAATAAAATCAACATAAACAGAATCTACTCCACTAACTTCTTCAATTATTTTAATAATATCAGAACGTGGAATTTTATCTCTTCTTTGTAAAGAAAGGAAATATTCACCTACTTTGTCTGTAATTTCTGCAGAAACAACATCTTGACTTACAATATCATCAAATACTCTAATAAAAACATTTAGTGAATATCTTGTAATGATAGGGTCAATTATTTTTAATTCTGTTGAAATTAATTGTCTACCACTTTTGTTAATAACATCATATACAGCATCTTTATCTTGTTCTGTTAAGTAGAAATTATTTATATCTGTACTAAAGTAATCTGAATTACTTTGTACTTTTCTTGTAATGTCTGGTAATAAAAATAAATATACAATATTATCATCATCTAAATATTGATCTCCAAATGTATTAAAGGCATCTATGTAACTGAATTGGTTGTACTTAGATAAGAAATAAGTATAATTAGTAGGATTAGCAAGTACTAAACCTCTACTATTTTTATTCATTAAAAACCTTGTAAGTTCTTTATTCTCAGCGTCTGCACCCATAGTAATCTTTTTAGAAATACTAACATCAAACACTTCGTTTAGATCCAATTCGCCACCAATTCCATCAGAAACTTCATCAACAAACTCAAAAATAATAGAAGATGAGGATTCTCCGAGGTTTCCACCAGAACCACTTGAAGCAATCCAGTCGATCTGTATATTTTCACCAACTTCTGGTATGTACCCATAATCCGGATTACCAAAATATATATCCACTCCACCATTTATTCCCGTTTTCACTAGAACCCCTTTTTCGTTCTTTTTCATGTCATAAAGGGATTCGAATTTTTTAAATTCTTGACCATTAACAGAAATAGTAACTGTATCGTTTTCAATCTGTGCGAATCTTGTTGGAATGTTGAATGATTGTAAATCAACTCCATTACCTGTAAAGTTCGATGTATTTAATTCCCCTTCTATAACTTGAAAGGACATTAAATTAGAACTTGACTTTGGAATATAGACTGAATCAGTGTCTAATAACACTAAATAATTTTTTTGATTGTTTTTACACAACATTTTTGTGTAATTTACTATTTGAATATTAGAACCTGGAATATCATTTGCAACTCCTGGTTTAATTTTCATTGAAATTTCTCCTTTTGCACTTATTGGTCTACTAGGATTGTGACCTGTTAGTCTTGCAAGACCTAATATAGAATTTTCTTTATATGCTGTTAGTATGTTTCTTTCGTTTAAAGAATCTTCTAAATAGAAGTATTGTAATTTGTTTAATTCGTTTAAAACATCAATAATTTGTCCATAAGGACTTGATGGTGAAAAGTTTAAATCTCTTTTGTCATATTCTTTAACTAGAAACGTTTCTAATTGTTGTTTTAGTTGGTCATCGAATAACCTACTCTTATCTATAATCTTATTAACTTGGTCTTTTGCTTTCTTTGACATTTAGGAACAATTGTTTTTATATTTAATTGACAACCATTCTTACTAAGTTGTCATCTTCTACTAAAATCTCAATAATTGCAGCATCGCTAGTACCTACTTTGTAGAATTCTACCTTTATTTCGTATCTGAATTCTCCAGATAATGCACAATTTCTTGAAATTTGTTGACTTATTGCTTGTACTAATTCACTTTCACCAACATTAAAGTTATGTAAATAGGATTGTAACCCAACACCATAATTAGCTCTTCCTAAAACAGTCGTTGGTGGTGTACCTAAAACCATTTCAATTTCTTGTAAAAACCCTTCAAGTTTATCGTTATTTTCTATATTGTTTTTACTATAATTGGTTTTATTAGGTCTGCGGATGTAAATATCTGTTGCCATATCCTATTTAATTATTCTTTTATAGAACTTTGATTTTTTTAACTTATCTATCTTTTCTAATATTGAAGTATGTTCTTCTGAATCCATACCATCAAGTACAAATGCGGCAGCAGGGCTTTTTCCTTCGTTTAAATATTCGTTTAATCCATCAGTGTGCTACATAGACCCCGTGTGGAGAAAGAAATCACTTCCACCTCTCATACTTTTAACTTCTTCTTTAACTTCATCAACTTGCTCTTTTCCTTGTTCGTAATACCTATCATAATTAATAGTTGCATTACCAGGTAAGTTCATAGTGAAAGTACCTAAGATGTTCGCTAATTGCATTTTAGAGTGTCCTAAACAATAGTGAAAGAATAAATCTAATCCATAAAGTGCTTCTAAAGGTGCTCTAACTTCACAATCTAATAAAAAATCAGGTGAATTTTCTAAAGAACCTTTTAAGAAAAGTTTATTTGTACCTCTACTGTATGTATATGATATTGGAAAGTTCATAATGTGATACATTAAATCTCCCCAAGAAGATGCAATAACAAATCCTAAAACTGCATCAGATTGCATAGTATCTTCAGCACCTGAAAATCCACCATTTACACCCCAGTTTGATGCTAAGTATTTATCAAAAGAAAAATCAGGATAACCATTCATTTTTCTTGATGAAACTGTATCTTTAGCAACCGCACTTACAGAATAAATACAACTTGGTAGTGTAATCTTTCTTGTTGCTTGAAATTCTTTGTTATTTGCCCAAACTTCAGCAGGGATTGATAAGTAAATATTATCAACACCGTCATCCCAATTTCTATGAAACCATTGAGCAGCATATTTAACAATATTATCAATTGCAGCTTCTGGAACACTGAAAGGTAGACTGCATCCAACCGTAATGGCAGTACTTAGTTCATCGTAAAATTCTCTTTTAGTCATAATGTATTTACTTTGTTTTAAATTTCAGCTTCATCTAAATTTTCAACATCCTTTTCAATAATAGTTGTTGTATCTGTTATTTCACAATTAAAATGTGAACCTTTTCTGAAAATACCACCATCAATATATGAATCTTTCATCTTTACTCCATCTAAATAACAATCTTTAAATTCCCCTCCATTGATTTCTTCGTTTTTAATTCTGCAATTTTTGAAATTAGAATTATTTACTTTAGTCATGTCTAAATCTGAATTAGAAACAACACAATCATATAAACTTGTGTGAGTTAGTATAGTGTTTATTAATCTACAATCATATAATAATATTCCTGGGTCATCAATAGTTGTTCTTCTGATAATAAATCCTCCAATTTCAATAACAGAATTGTCAGTGTCGTAATTTATTACACCTTTCATATTAAATTTAACTTCTTTCATTCTAATTAGAATAGGATATATGTGTTTCCATACTATTGGAAAAAATAATTTTCTGGTTTCTTCGTCAACTTTTAAGTCAACTTTAAATTCAATATTCTTGAATATATTACTAAAGTTAAAATAGTTTTGTCCAGCTAAGAAAACATTTTTCTTAGGTTCTAATAAATCAATAAGTTTTTGTTTAATTTCATTTTCTTCAGTATAATATGCATCTTTGATACTATTTAAAAAGAAATCTAATAAGAAAAGTATATCTGTTTGTTGTTCTTCATATTTTCTACCTCCAATGTATCTAAATTCTAAATAATTACTTTTTAACTTTTCAAAGTTTATACCGTAGTATTTTGTCATTGGATATGTAAAACTTGTTCTATTTGTAGTTAAATTAACAAAATCAAAGTTACTATGTAGTGGTATAATATCTTTAATAGATTTTGTATATAAATTATCTTTTCTGTTTGGGAATCTTTTATATATTTCATCTTCTTCAAAATCTAATATAAATTTCAATATATCCATATCTTGAATATATCTTGTATCAGGATAATTCAAATTTAAGTGCAACCCACATCTTTCAGTTGTTTTTACTCCTTTAGATTCTCTTATCCATCTTAAAACTTTAATTAATATTATTCGAGCATGATTATAATCCATTGGACCTGTAACAAGTTCAACAGAATGATCTCCCAATGAAAAATCTGGTTCTAATTTGAAATGGTTGTCAGTTGGTACGAATTCAGAATGGTGTTCCTTTTCGATGTTCATTTTAACCTTTAAAAGTTTTTGTAATTCATCTTTTATAGTTCCTAAATTAAAATTAGCATCTCGTACAAACTCTATTTCAAGTCCACATTTGGCGTTGTATATTTCTTTATTGTTTTCCATTGAAATAATTATCGTTTTCTTATTTAATGTAAACAAAAAAAGGCAACCACGAATGATTACCTTTTCTTCTTAAATTCATTATAAAATTAAACTAACTCTAAACCGTATTTGTTATCTTTATTGTCTAAAACTTTAACGTTAACTTTTTCACCACGTTTCAATTCTTGACCTTCTTCAAGTTTACTTATGTGTATAAGTCCGGTTGCATTCTTTCCCAAAGAAATGAAACTACCATACTTTACAGTTTTTACAACTTTTCCTTCGATTACTTCACCTTTTATGAATTTAGGTTTTGCAACTTCGTTTGGATCAACTGATAATCTTGATAAAATTATTTTCCTATTTGTAACTATTTCTTTTAAGTAGAAATCAATTTCCCTTCCCGGAGTAACTTCTCCATTATTAAATAATTCAATTAAAGCCTCGTCAAAATCATCTTTGTGAATCATTCCAGTTAAAACATCGTTAAATTCAATAAATATCCCAAATGGTTTAGTACCTGTTACTTTACCTGTATAAACAGCACCAATTTCTAATTTTTCAATTTCTGTTGGGATTAATGTTTCAAGATATGCTCTATGTGAAACTATTAATTGGTCTTTGAACTTAGAATATCTATTTTCGTTTTTAATAGGTATTACTTTAATAGTTTTACCTATTAATGTTTGAAAGTCTATTAATTTGTTAATTCCTCCTAAACTTCCAGGCATAAATACATTCACATTTTCAATACTAAGAACATATCCATTTTCTGTCAATGCAATAACGTTTGCATCATAGATAGAATCATTAGATGGGTCTTTCATTTCAGTATAAAGTCTATTTTTTATAAACTCAACAACACTAGCTTTTAAATATCCTTTTGTATTTGTGATAAGTGCTTCAATTTCATCACCAATTCTATAATCTTCAGGATTAATGTTATCCTTTTCAATAGAAATATAAGCAAATTCCTTTCCTCCAATATCTAAAAGAATATCATTTTGAGAAATTTGAGAAACAAATCCAGAAATTTCTTGTCCTAATTCATATCGAAGTGATTTTGGTAGTCTTTTGAACGTTTCATCGTAAAGTGAAAGTAGTTCTGCGGCATAAGATTCTTTAGATAAAAGTTTGCCATTTTGAAGAAATATAGTGTTTTCTTTTTCAGTTTCAAACATTTCGATGTTTGTTGGGTCACCATAAGTTACTTTTTCGTCATTCATTATTATTTTGTTTTAAAATGTTATACTTTATATAATCGTTAAGTAATCGTGAATAATGGCACTGGTAATACCAATGGTGGTGGTGGTACACCAGCAATTGCGATTCCTGTATATAAGAAATTTAAGGTCTTTGCGTGTAGTGTAAACATATTGTAAAATGCGAGTACTATTGGCTCCATCGTTGAACTATCACTTGCCGGTGGATATGGTGGTGTTGGTACCGGAACAGAACCAATTACATTTCCTAAGTTTACTAATGACATTCCAGGATGAGTTGCCGGCAATTTTAATAATGCTGGTGCCCAACAAGCAACTAAAGATGCTTCAATTGGTGTAAATATCATTGCTGGTGCCTTTGTATTGAAACATAATTCAAGTGATGCTTCGATTGCTGTTTCAACTAAAGGAAATAATTGACCTTGCCAAGCATTTCCTAAACTATCGGAACCTGCTTTACAAGCATCTTCGTATGCTGCGGCAAGTCCTACTGCCACTTCCTTTATTGTTCCTTCTTCACCTTTACTATCGAGTGCAAGTTCATACTGATTTGTAAAAACTGCTTCTATATCTGCTTTTAATCCCATTATTCTAAGTCTTTATCTAAAGTTACTAATTCTGATTTGAAATCTACCCAACCAGCATCTGGGGCATCAAATGTTCCTGCTATTACACCTGCCCATCCAACACCTGCTGAAAGTGGTGTACATGGTCCAACTGGTGAATTTACAGTAACAGCACCTAATTTAGTAATAAAATCTGTAAGTAACGTTTCTAATGTGTCACCTAAAACCGCTGGTTCTAAACTTCCACCTTGTGTACCTAAACTAATACCTTCATTTCCAATGTGTACAACTTTACCTGTTTCTCCATTCGAAAGTAATATACTTTCATCTTCATTACTGAATTGAATAAATGTTTCGTTTTTTCTTACTATAAGTCCCTGTGTTTCAGTGTAAAATATTTCGAGGGTTCTTGGATCACTTTCTTCACCAAGTCCATCTTCTCCCATTCTTTTATCATATACGATTGACCATACTTTAGGATAGTCTTCTGCATATTCACCTAATAAATCATCATTAGTTTTTGCAATACCTGAGTAAAACGGAACATATTCATCACCGTTTTCAAAGAATACGTTACATATTTCACCTACTTTAGGAATGATAACAGTACCTGATGAAAGTTGATTGTATGGGATTGCCCAAGGAATTACTTCGTCATTCAATTTATCAAATTTTCCAAAAACTTTGATTTTAACTCGACCAAGATTCAACACATCATTTGTATCAATAACTTCCCCTACCCAAATCGTACCTAAAGTTGTGTCTTTAAACATATTATTCTATAATTTATACTGTTTTATTTAATTACTTCCTTTACCGTAAACGTTTCCTAAATTACTTTTGTTGTTACTTTTGTTGTTACTTTTCATATTTATAACTGTATTTTGAGCACTATCAACTATTGTTGATGCGTTTATGTTTGCTAAAGAAGAAGGAGAAAATCCATAAACGTTACCTAAAAGTAAATTTGTTAGTTTATTTTTAACTAAATTTCCTGCTTTTGCTGAAACATTTGCACTTACATCGGTTGCAAGTGCAACAATAGAATCTTTAATAAAATTAGGTGATTTAGGACTATTTAAAACGTCGTCATTTATAAATAATAATTCTTTTCTCAAATAATCTTTAACATAATAGTGATTATCTTGATTACTTAATGAATGTAAAATTCTATAAATGTTATTTTCTTCTATGTTTTGATATGAAATTTTAATTTTTTGAGCAACTTGTGTTGGTTGTGAATTTGAAATAGATGCGAATGCTTCACCAGAATCATCAGGTTGAAATTCACAATGTGTTAAATCAAAAGAAATTTGGGTTCTATCTGTCATAGAATTTACACCTAACAATTGTTCATTTATTTCAGCTTTTTTACTTAGTGGATTTTCACTTGTAGATGGTAAATCTATTTCGTTTGCTAAATTACCTAATCTTTTTAAGTTAGTAGTTTTCAATCCAAAATCTCTAAAATCATAAAGTTTAATTGTCATATCAAACTTTCTAAGATTATCAGGTAAAATATATCTTCTATTTACAAAATCAACTGTTATTTTTTTATATAAATCCATCAATCCAGTCATTCTTAAATCAATTGATTCTAAACAAGTTATTGTTACTTCTTTATTGAATAATGGTTTTGATATATCTCTTTTCCAAGCATCATCTAATCCATCTATTGATTGAAAGTACCAAGGATATTCTGTATTCAATTTTATTAATAATGATTTGAAATCCAATAACATATTATATCTTGCTGTATCTCCTATTGAATCTAAGTAATAAAGGGCTGAATTAGAATTTTTCTCAGCACCTAAAAATCCAGATGCATTCATTGAACCTGCTACTGAATCTGTTTGTCCTATACCTGTAAATAATAATTTGAATGATAAGTACGTAGGGTCTTGATACAAATGTAATTTATCTGTACTGTGTGTACTTAGTGGTTTTCTAAAGTTTTTATTTTCATTAGATTCTCCAAATATGTCTTTACCCAAAGACGAACCTCTGGACATCGCATCATTTATACCTTCATCTAATTTACCCATTTATCACTTTTTATTTTTTACAATATTAGAACTTGCTGGCATTGGCCATTCCCTTCTAATTAGGTTAACTGTTTGTGAAAACCCAGAACCTCTGTTCCAATGAATAGCATAATCACGAATTACATAAAAACCACTAACAAAACTATTTGCTACATAATTTTCTGGTCTTTCGTACATATCACCATCTTGCTCTGCTGTTGTTCCTCTTTCTTTATCTCCATTCTTCAAAGCAGCATTGTTTAATAGGTTACCATCTCTTTCGTAAATAGCAACTGGAATTCTTTTATATTTTGAAACACTACTCGATATATCTTGTAATGTTACAGTTAACCCCATCTTATTTAATTCTTCGTTGTTTTGATAATTCAAAATTTTAGAATAATTATAATTTGGGTGTAAGTTACCCTCGTTCAATGTACTAAATTGCCTACCTTGATAAATATACTTATTTTGCATTTCATAAGTTTCATCTCCAGCTTTACCTTTTAAGATAATCATATTTGATTCAGTTCCTTCTGTTGTTAATGGATCAATAAAGAATGATGTGAATTCATATAAATCCATATTCATTACTTGACTGTACCTTTTATAACCATTCGTCATCCATATTTCACCTGCTTTGTTAAACAAATTATAATCTTTGATGAAATTAGTTGTATTGTCATAGTTTGGGTGATTAGATAATAAAATTTTTGGATTTTCAGAAGTAGTACCTTCACTTTCATTACTTTTATCTTGTGTTATTGCAGAAATTAAATCAGCAATTCCATCTTCTAATGATTCATCTGTTGAAAATAATGTATTAACATTAACAAGTGTTAAGTAATAATATAAATCAACAAATGTAGTATAAAAACTTTTATCATCTTTATAGATAGTTTCAGAAGTCTTATTAATGAAATCTTTTATTGTGTTGTTTGGATTGAATCTGGGCATAGTATCATCCGTAGATGTTTCATTTGTCGCAAAACCTAATTGAACCTCATCACAGACCGCTAAAAGGTGATTGTACGAGGTGTCAGATGGATATGATAATTGTTGTTCACTAAACAAGTTAGGAACTTTCATTATTCCAGATAATTTATAAACTGATTTACCTTTAGAAGTAAACCCTCTAATTGTAAGAATGTCAAAATTAACTCTGATTTTCTTTTTAGCGTTGTTATTTCTACTACGAATGTATAATTCAATTAAATCTCCATCTTTAGGGAAATCATTTTGAAATTGTTTAGTAATATCTTCGAATGTTAAATCAATAGTAGGTATAAATCCAGCAGTATTCACTGTGAATTTTATAATTGATTTTGCATCAAGTTCATATCCATTAATTTTCATATATGGTGAGCTATTACCCATATATTTGGATTTGTCTGCAACCGATTGATTTTCGTTTTCGTAATTACTTGTTTCGATTTGTTCTAAGACAACTGACGGTTCTTTGACCGTTAATATTTCCGCTTTGTTTGATGCCATTATACACTAATACTGTTAGTTTCTTTATTTACCTCAATATTAGATTCACCTGGTTTCAACTCATTTGGTTTAATGTTTACTTTAGAACCGTTTTTAATACTAGCACTAATTTTAGCAAGAGTTTCTAATCTTGATTTATCAACTTTACTTTTCTTAGTAGAATCAATATATTTCTGTTTAGCTTCTTTTGATTCTTTATTTGGATTTTTATAGAATTTCTTTGCACCATTTAATTCTGGAATAACTAACACATCGCTAGTTCTAACTTGTAAAGGGTCACTAAGTTCATTACATTTCATTATAATATCAACATATTCATCTGACCCATAAACAGCAAGTGAAATTAAATCAACTCTCCTATCATATTCTGCAGTAACTTTAATTACTTTCATAACTAAAAAGTTTTCACTATTATAGTCTGGTATATAGGTTGGTTCACAAAAATCCACTATTTCTGTTGTGTTGTCTTTACTAATCTTTATCTTTGCGTTTAGTGTGTCCATAAAGTATTTAATGTAACTAAGATATTATGCAGTTGCTACGGCTGCTTGTGCAGATTGATACCTACCTTTTGCATACGCCACAGATGCATTTGCATTGTCAACGGAATCGTTTACTATTTTTGCTGGTGGTGTTAACTTTGAGGTTCCAGAACCGTTTAAATCTTTATTTCTATAATATGATTTACTTTTGAAATCTACATCACTTCCGTAGAATCTACTTCCACCAAAGTTAAACATTCTTTGTAATCCATATTTATCTCTTGGCATTGCATGTTTTAATTTAATTTCAAGTAAAACATAACTTGGTACATCATCTGCAGTAAATGGTCCTTCCATTCCCCATGAAGCATCGTCCATAATTAAATTTCCATACATCATTGTTGGGTTAAAAGGATTTCCTACTGTTAAATGCCATTCTCCTGTTGGATTTGCTGTTAATAGTGAATGTAAAGAAAACATTTCAGGTCTTCCTAATTTATCTAAACTACCACCTAACATACTTGCACCAACATTACCTGCTATTGTTTTTATTCCTTCGAAAATACCACCTTCAAAGGCACCCGAAAGTTTATCAGTAATATCTCCTATAAATGATTTTAAGAATCCACTAACATCACCATTAGCAAGTGCTTTTGAATCACCTAATGGACCTGAAAATCCTCCACCCCCTGTGAATCTTGTTGCTCCTCCCCAAAATGGTGCTTTGTTAGTAACCATGTTCATCATGTTACCTAAAATATCCAAGAATGCTACTTTTGTAGAAATTCCATCGTATGAACGAACGGCATATCTAAATTTAAGTGTTATATCTTGGTCAAATTTAATTCCTTTATCTCTTGTCCAAATTTTATCAACCACATCAATTGGACCCCAAACATAATTGTTTTGGTGTGTAGAATATGGATTAAAATCCGTTGCTGCTTTACCTTGTAATTTTTCTTTTGCAAATGACCCACTTGAATCAGCATTTCCTAAGAAATCTAATCCTCCCCATCCAGTTTTCGATTTGTCCATAGTTTGAATTTCACTTTGAAATTCTTTCCAAGCAAACCCGGTACTAAATGAAAATATAGATTCGAATGTATTATTTTCACCATCAATATATGATAATAAACGAGATACGTCTCTATTTGGATTATCTAAGTTATTAAGTAAATTATCATTACTTGGTTGTGGAAATCTTCTTAATGTAAGTAAGTGATTATTAGGAACTTTACCATATTGGTCAACAAATAGGAAATCTCCCCATTTATATTGCATAGCGTGTTCAACTTCTTGTTCATTAAAAGCTGATGTTATTTGACTACCGGTTGGATTTTTATATCCTGTTGGGTTTTCCTCATTATAATATCTACTTGGTGTGTTTAAATATGAACCTTCTTCGTGTCCAGATCCTTGTTTTAAAAAATCATTGTAGTGTAAAACTGATAATGAATGTAACATTGATTGCTTTCCCTCTAAAGGGTCTGCTTTATTACTAGTCTTACCATTTTTATCATATTTGTTACCTTCAGGAAGAGAAACAGTTCTACCTTTTATAGTATTATCAGTATAATTTGTAGAATTGTTGTTTGGATTTTCACTAAAGCTCATAAGTATGAAGATTTATATTATTTAATCTATCTCATTTTGATAGATATTAATAATTATTCTCTACTTTCTCTCTCTCTCCAAAGGTCACGTTTGACAAAATATTGAACATGTTTTTGACGACTCTTACTAAATTCCTTTCTTCTAGCAGGTCTGTTAAGAATATAGTCATCGAAAAAGTCATACATTGCTTGTTTAGTTTTGGTATAGTGTTCGTAATCCGGTCCCATATCTTCAATGATTTTTAAAATCATTGGTTTGAAATCTTGAATAAATTGTTGTGTAGTTTTGACATATATTTTACTGGCGCTTTGTCTAAGATGTTTAGATAAAACTATATCATGTAGTTGTTTAAGATACTTACATGTTGCCATGAAATTCATTTTACTAAGATATGTCATTGATTCGTAATGACTATCAAAGATAAATGCTTCATTTACCCAGAATAAAAATTTGTCTGATTGATTTTTAAAGAATATTTTGTATTTTCCGTAACTGAAATCTTTGTTTTCGATTTGTTCAACTAATTCGGAATCTACAAACGAGAACATCTTTACACCTTCGTTTAACACTGACTTTTGAATGTCATGTGACTTGATTGCTGTTTTGAACCAATTATTGTGAAAGAAATCTTTAAGTAATTCTCTTTTTTCGAATGCATTAGTAATCCTTACAACATAATCTAATGTGTGATCTGCATTTACCTTGTGTCTTAATATTTCACCTGCAAATGCTTTAATTGTGTCTGAATTGTTGTATGAAAATAATAAAAAGTAAACTTTGTCACCTTTTTTGTAAACCTTTTCTCTTAGAATATCTGCTGAATAGATTCCTTGTTTACTTGGTTTATATTTTTGATCTCCACTATCTGATTTAAGCATTCTGTGTCTAATGGTTTAGGTTCATCTAAGTTGCATATTTGAATATCTAATGCAACTTCTAATTTATCTGTGTAATTTTCAATAGTACCAATAAAGTTTTCTAAAATTACATTATCCAAAGTATCTGTGTAATAAAAAATACTATGATACTTTGGATTATGTAAATTTGATATTGAATCGAATAATTTATTGAATAATTCACACTCCAGAACACTATTACTCTTAGATTCTCCGAAAAGAATATATTTTTCTTGTTGATTCAATAAATCAACATAAGATACAGATAGACTTCCAGGTTTCTTTTTAATAAAGTCCTTAAAAGTTGTGTGTTCCTTTGTGTGTATTATAAAAAAATTGTTCATTATAAATCTTCTGGTGTAAATTCATCTTCGTTTTCAACTAATTCATTATCAAGTACTGCTGTTTCTGTATCATGTACAGTTACACCATTATTTTCTAATAATTCTTTTTGTAAAGCTTCATTTTGTTCTTTACCCATGTTTGCAATAGAAGTTTTCACTTCTAAATATTCGGCTTTACTCATTAAACCTTTTTCCCATTCTCTTTTGGCATTGTTTACAAACATTCGCCTTTGTTGTCTTGTTGTGTTCATATTTATTTGTTTTAATCTACGTTATTTACTTCTGTTAATTCTTCGGTCTCTAATATTGGTTGAGGGAATTTATGTAATAAATATTGCTCAATGCACCCTGTAATTACATCTTCTGTCAATTGTTGACGTACATAATCTTTTAGTGATTCAAATAGTTCATCACCATATAATTCTAAAAGCATTTTTATTTTTTTTTCTGAAATAAAATCGAAATCTATTTCAATGTTCAATTGCATTTTAGAATCTCTGTTTGCTTTGTCTAAAATATCAAACCCAAATGTATTTGTTGGTTTAGGTGTTTGAATAACCTCTGGTGTTAAATGTGCAGATTGATTAAATTCGGGTGGAATTTCTTTACTTTCTTCTTTTTTTGATAAATGTTTAATAACATCTTCGGCTTGTGCAACTCCAATCAAAATCATCATTTCGTTGATTACATGACCATTAATTCTTCCACCACCTTCAAAATTGACCCAAACAAATTCACCTTGAACATCAACATCTTTAATTATTTCTTGGGTTCCTTCCTTTTCACCTTTGATCCATTCAAGAATCATCAAAGGTACTAGTTCATCAGGTTTCATCATGTTACTATAAATTTAAATGTATATTAATTAAATGATAAAAATATAAGAAATATTTTACTTATCATTATATAATATATAATAGTACTAAATTAATAGTTATTTGATATGTAGTCGTTTATATCTACCATAAAATTATCTTTCACTTGTTGTGTAAATGAACCAATAACTTCAATCGTTTCAAGATACCATTTAGCACTTTTCCAATCACCAGAAATTAAAGCCTGTTTCATATCTTTAGTTTTATAATCAATTTCAAATACTTCTTGTTCAGTTTTAGTACCTGATGATATATCATAAACTAATGATGCTCTTTTCAATCTATAATAGTTTGTACCATCAATAATCTTTTGGTTATAACTATCGTCTATTCTTTCTAATGTTTCATTAGGGAAATTCATTTTTTCTAATCTAATCTTATTTGAATAATCTAAATTTAAAAATTTATCATTTCCTAATTCGTCACTTTCTATAATTGTAATTAATTTACTAATTACAGGTCCTCCTTTTACTATTTCACCATTCAATTCGATGGTTAATGTGTTATTTTTAACTAAATCAAATAAAGTAGTAAAATTATCTTCTTGTAAACAAGATATATTAACTAAATCTATTTTTTCATTATTAAAATCTTGGGTATCTATTGTTGTAACCCCTGGTTCTGTTTTATAAATCGTATAGTTCATAATTATAATTTATTATTTTATTATTTTATTACTTTTACAGTAAAGGTAGATGATGCTGCAATACTTATATATGATGTTACTCTATTAACAACTGTTACTGTATTATTAGATGCACAATATGCTATTGCATTATATTCAGACCCTGCAACATCTAAATTACTACAAACATCTTCATCTGGTTGTACTATACAGAAATCTCCAACTACTGCTCCTGTTACAGTAACAGAATAAGCATAATCCGTGTTTCCAGACCAAGAAACTTCTACAATTGTTTTGTCAGCAGATAATATTGTTGATCCACCAGATCCTGTAGCACCTTGTGGTCCTGTAGCGCCTTGTGGTCCTGTAGCACCAACACCTAAATCAGTTCTATATTTTATTTCACCTGAAATTGCATCAATTACAGCAACTCTTGTATCACCTGTTGCACCTGCAACAGCTCCTTGTGTGAAGTATTTACCAGTAACTATCATATTAACATTATATGTTGCACCATATACATTTACGTATGGTATTCCATCAGCGGCAACATTTAAGTCTAATGTAAGTATTTCTTCAAATGCACTACCATCTAATCTAGCAGAAACAAGACTAGTACTATTATCATACATATTAATTGAATTAATTTCTTGTGATGAACTATTTGTTCTTCTCAATTCAATTAATGGGTCTGCAATTGATAAATATCCAGACAATAAAGTATTGTTTGTAGGATCTGTGAAATACTTTCGTAATAGTACAGTACCAGGTGATAATTGAACATCTGCAACTGTTGTTGCGGTTGTTCCACCTGTATCATGATATAATGATTTCATTGATAATGTTGCCCCTGACCCTGATAGTTCAGTACCAAAATTTATTGCCGGTTTTGACTGTAAATTAAATGCATTTGGTGATAATAGAAGGTTACTTAAAGTATTATCATCAATATAGTTTTCTAACTCAATTATAGAATTAGAAACTTGTATTTTTCTATAAGAATCATCAGAAATAGTAGTATTTGTCCATCTAGCATCATTTGTTGAATTAAACCATTCTGCTGTATTAGAACTATCTTCATTTACTATTCTACTTCTATTATATGCAAAATTCCATAGTTGAATCACAGAACCAACTTTAGATTCACCTCTGTTGATGAAATATCCATTTCCACCAGACCCTCCTATTTCATATCCTGATTTAAAAAATCCGTCTATTCCTGTTGCTCCACCTAAAAAATGAACATCGTTCACTCCAGTTACTCCATAATCTTGAACAACTATTTTAGAAATTCCAGAATCTTGAGAGGCACTAACATCTGCAACTTCTTGTAAATTTTGATTCCCTGATGCACCTATTTCACCTTGTGGTCCTGTTGCACCTTGTGGTCCTGTTGCACCTTGTGGTCCTGCAACGGTTGAATCTGCTCCTGTTACACCTTGTACTCCTTGAATACCTTGTGCTCCTGTTACACCTTGTGCTCCTGTTGGACCTTGTGCTCCTGTTGGACCTGTTACACCTTGAACACCTTGTACTCCTTGAATACCTTGTGCTCCTGTTACACCTTGTGCTCCTGTTGGACCTGTTACACCTTGTGCTCCTGTTACACCTTGAACACCTTGAATACCTTGTGCTCCTGTTGGACCTGTTACACCTTGTACTCCTTGAACACCTTGTGCTCCTGTTACACCTTGTACTCCTTGAACACCTTGTGCTCCTGTTGGACCTGTTGCTCCTTTATCTCCTGTTAATCCAGTTGCCCCAATAGGCCCTTGTATATTTGAATCTGCTCCTGTTGCTCCTGTTGCCCCATCAGTTCCTGTTGGACCTGTTGCCCCTGTTGCCCCTGTTGCCCCTGTTGGACCTGTTGGACCTGTTGCCCCTCTTTGTGCAATGGCAATTGGTGTTCCAAATTTTGCTGGAGTACCTGTACTATCATAAGAACATCTAAATGTTACGTTTGAAATATCATCTGATATTGCATTAACTTCTATATAAATTCTATCACTATCAATAATATCAACATCGTTACCAATAATAATTTGAGCAGTTATTGTTTGTATAACTGTTGTACTTGTAATGGTTATACTATCAGTATTTGCAACCGGTGTTTTTAATCCTGTTGCACCTAATATTCCAATTTCAACATTAAAAACTGCTCTATCATTGTTTATATTAATTTTACCATATAATGTAACATCAATTACACCAGAAGGTAAAACTGTAAGGTTTAATTCTCCAAAATCAAAAACATTTGCCCATTCACCTACAAATACTGGACTTGTTCCACTATTTGCAACTACATCAATTTCTGTTGCAACTCCAGATGTTGGGTAATCTCTATCTATATCTTCAAATCCAGTTGCACCAACGACAGTTGTAGATTTTAAATAATTTAAACTTAATGCTGCAATCGGACCTGTTGCTCCTGTTGGACCTGTTGTCCCTGTTGGACCTGTAATACTTATACCAATTGGTCCTTGTAATCCTGTTGCTCCTGTTGCTCCATCTGTTCCTGCTTGTCCAACTGGTCCTTGTGGTCCTTGTTGTCCTGTTGCTCCTGTTAATCCTGGCAATCCCTCAGCCCCTGTTGGTCCTGTTGGTCCCACTGGTCCTCCAGATGGTCCTGTAACACCAGATTCTCCTGTTGCTCCTGTAATCCCTGTTGCTCCAGATTCTCCTGTTGCTCCTGTAATCCCTGTTGCTCCTGTTTCTCCTGGGATAGTAGTTCCCATAATAATCCAATTATTGGCTGCTGATGTAGTTGCTGCTGAAGATTCATAAACCGGTGGTTTAATTGCAATAATTCCAGAATATTTAGTATAAGAAAGAACTTCTGAAATTTGATATTCAGAAGGATTTGAGGCTTTTGCGATATGGATATAAGAACCAACAACAAATGCTGTTGCATACCCATCTATTACCACATTTGGTCTTAAAGTAAAAGTAATATTACCTGTATTCTTTAGTGCAAATGCTGATGTGCTTGTTCCATATAAACCTTCTCCATCTCCTGTTGCCCCTTGTACACCTTGCACACCTTGTAACCCTTGTGGACCTGTTGCCCCTGTTGGTCCCACTACTGATGAATCTGCACCAGTAGCACCTGTAACACCAAATCCTGTTGCACCTGTAGCACCGATTGGTCCCGGAACAGTAGACGCTGGTCCTGAATTTCCTGTATCACCTTTTACTCCTGTTGGTCCTGTTATCCCTTGAATACCTTGAATACCTTGAATACCTTGAATACCTTGAATACCTTGAATACCTTGAATACCTGTTGGTCCTTGAATACCTGTTGGTCCTGTTGGGCCTTGAATTCCGGGTACACTTGAACCACCAGCTCCAATTTTTGTCCATTGGTTTGCATCAAAAGTTAATGATTGAACATCATTTTTTGCTTTATAGAAATATAGTCCGGCAGTTGCACCAAAACTTGTATCATTATACAATACAACCATATCTTGTTTGTATTCATAATTCGCTCTCCATTCTTCTGCATATCTAAAGTTATCATCTAATTGATTGTGATTTAGTGGTGAATTTTGTTCTCCTCTATAATTTATGCTCATTTTGGTTATTTATTTTTATACTTAAAAGTATATCCTTTGGATTTTTTTATTTTAGCGTTAAGACAAAATCCAATTGACGTTGTATTAATATTTAATTGTATCAAAAATCGTTTTCGATTGAATCTTTTATTCTTGGAATGTTATCCACATAATTTGGGTCAACATAACAAGCGTCAACATACGAACTAAGTCTTGTGTTCGCTAAATCAATATTTCTTTCTAAATTTGATATTAGAGATTCCTTCAAGTACTCTTTGTATTTACTTTTATCAAATTCATAAAAATCATTTCTACTATAATCGAAATTAGTTTTGTTTCTAATCTTTGGATTTTTACTTGTAATGTTATAGTAAAAAAATTCAGATGCATAGTTAACTACTGTGTTTTCGAACTTAATATTTTCAATAAAACAATAATCCCCAACCGCACAATATCGAGTTGGTCTGAAATCGTCCAGATTTACTTTATTTTGTTGGTAAAATTCATCTAATGTTTTGTAACTTTTAAAGTATGATCCATTACGTTGTTTTTTAACCATTTTAAGGTTAATATTTTTTGCAATAAATCCATCGGTTTCTAAACCTTTAAGGAAATTGTAGATATTCTCTACTAATGTTATATCTAGCACACGATTTCTTTTTTATTATTTAATCAAACGAAAAAACCCTATCAAATTAATGATAGGGTTTAATTGTGCATACAAGGTGTGTAATTTATTCTATTTGTTGTAAAAATAATATTTCTAATTCATTATGAGATTCTTCGTCTAACATTATATATGCGGATTCCTCAGATTTTACCAACCAAGTATTTTTATCATTACCTTCAACATCTTTTTCATTTATTCTAAGAAATTCTTGTTCATCGTGAAACAATGTATATCTTGTTAAATGTTCTACTTTTTTTATTATCATAACCAATTTAGTTTTTGTTTAAGTTCTCTAATTTTTTTTATATCTAATTTATAAGAATTGTTTAATATATTTTGTTTGTGTCTATTTCCAGATATATTAGAATCGTGGAAAATATAAATATATAATTCTGGTTCAAATTGAGTTTTGTAATTATAATCTGATATTAATGTCAGCAAAACTGGAGTATCTTCTCCTTTATTAAGGTTTTTATATCTTGGCATAATTTCCCTTTTTACAAATAGAGAACCTTCCCATCCTTCTAATCTTTCGTAAGATAATTTTATTTCTTGATATTTATCTGAAAATATAATTAAACTTCTTAATGCAGTTGCTTCGAGATCATATTCAAGACAATAGTTAAGTTGACTTTCAATTCTATTTTCTGCAAAATAATCATCGTCATCCCAAATACAAATCCAATCCCCTGTTGCGTTCATAATAGCATAGTTTCTAATCGCACCCAAATACATACCGTCATCTTCTATAAACTTAAAGATTTTAATATTATTTTCGTCTAATCTTTCTTTTTGTGCTTTTAAATACTTTTCTGTGTGAGTATCTGTATTATAATAAACAATGATTAGTTCTTTGTTTTCGTGTGTTTGTGCAATAAAGTAATTAATACATTTAACTAAATGTTCTACTCTATTCTTAGTTATTGTAATACATGATATTTTATTCATTCTTAAAAAATTTACTGTTGTATGAATCTAATTCAATATTGTTTGTTTTTTTATAATTGTTCCAATAATGAATACCTATTGAATTTTTTGTTGATACTAATTGATTTATTCTTTTTTTATCCCAAGGATAATATGGACACATTTCACTAAAGGATAATAATCGCAATCTATCACTACTTTTATATGAACCATCTGATATTTTTTGTATGGAGAATTTACCAAATATTTTTTCTGCTGTTTTACCCCACCATTGTGGTGGAACCCAACTATCAATATCTAAATCATCTTTCTTGTTGTAATTATTATATACATCTAATAGACTTTTTATAAATCTACTTCGTGGTATAGTACCTATAAAAAAACTACTAATATAATAATCTGTTTCTTTAGGTAATATTAATTCAAACGAATTCCATTCTTTAGGAATTGGTTTAATTAGTTCAACATCTGTGTCTATATAAATCCCACCTTCTTTATAAAGAACACAAAGTCTAATATAATCAGCAACTGCCCAATATAACTTCTTTTCCATACAAACTTCTAAGAAATCATTAGTGGGTACATCCTTTTCTGACCAAAATTTAACTTTATAGTCTTTATTGTTTTTTTCGGTAGTTTCCTTCCATTGTTTTTCTATTTCTGGTATTGTGTCATATTCACCAACCCAAATATAATGTAATTTCTTTGGAATCATTAAAATAAGTTTTTCGTAATGACTGTTTATTATTAAATGTAAAAAAATGTTGATATATTTTAAACGAATGGGTTATTGTGACTAACTAAAGTTTTAAACATAGTTTCATATACACCAATTTTATTATCTATTGCAGTATAAATATCATCTGGTAGTTCGAACCACTCACCATGTACTCTATAATCTTTATAATATTGATGTAAATTTCTTTCTACTTTAGATGCGTGTTCAACTTCCCTTTCATATAAAAGAGTGAGTTTAGAACTGGACCCAGTTTGTAATTGTTTAACCCTCTTTGTTGCATTTTTACTGATGCCAATTTTAATATGGTCGTTGTCTTCGTTAAGTATCAAATAAATGCTTCGTGTCATGAATTTATTTAATGCCCTAAAAAAAGTCTATTCAGAAACTAGTTTTTGTTTTCGCTTTTACTTCTTTTTGAGCAAAAAGTAAGGGGAAATAGTAGCGATACATTTCCCCTTTAAACATGGTCGAAACCACACCGGTCCTAAAAATCGGTTTGTATTAAATATTATTTTACTTTTGTGAATTTTTCAGGTCTTCCTGCCCATGTCATTAGACCATTCTTTTTATCTTGCCATTCAATATGGATCATATCAAATGATGGCCTTCTTTTACCACCAATAAACATTCCAGGAATGTCTTTATGTATTTCTGTAACTTTTGCTTCTTGTCTTTTAGTGACATCTGCAGTTACTTTATCACCAACTTTAAAATCATCAACTTTTGATTCGTTTAGGTTTTCTTTAAGTTTTGCTAATTTTTTCTTAGCTTCCTCTATATCACCTTGAATCAATTTCTTTCTTTTAGGGTTTTCTTCATGACTTAAATCATTATTAAGGTCAATAATATATTGTGACATATTATTCATATCTCTTTGTTTTCCTTCGTTTACGGATTCTTCTAAACCTGCAATTCTAACATTAACCTCGGAATCTTTCCAATATTTCCAATGTTTACCTTTAGGAGTTTTCTTATCGAACTTATCAACTAAGTCATCAATTCCAGTTGAATAAGAATTACCTACTATCATAAGTTTTTTCAATTCATCAACAGAAACCTCTTTAACTTCTTTTTTGTTCTTGTCTAAGATAGTAAATTTTTTACCATCAGAAGATTTGATATAATGATCCATACCTTCATTTAAAAATTCGTTTAGTCCTTTCATTTGTATATATTTCTTTTCTTATTTAACCTTCTAAATTGTGATATATTTCTTCTAATGATGTTTTTTCCGTGATTAAATCAGATGATTTATTCCATTTAATACCTCTTTCGTTGAGAACCCCAACAAATCCACTACAAACTTTATTTGGATTGCTATGACAAGCCCAAACTTTACCTGTTTCTTGTTGCCATTTCAACATATTACTATATGACGGTAAACAACCATACGAATCTACCAGTTCTCCCTCTTCTGTGTGAGGATGAATGGGACAACTTTTGCATTGACCTTTGTAATTACACATATTATTTGATTATTTGGTTATACATATCTGCTGCTATATTAGCAATTTCACTCTTAAATGCTACTTTTATATCTTTTGGTAGATGTCCAGCATATTTTTCAACAACTGAGTGTGCCCTTAATCCCATAATCATACCATTGGCATTTTCTTTGGAATCATGTAAACTTACAGCCACATAACCGGATTTTATCAGTTTATTGACATTAGATTTGACGACTTTTATTGCAGTGAACTCTCCGTTCTTTGATATTACACAATATTTCATAGTAGTAATTTAAGTTAAACGTGGTAAGGTTTATCCCCACCGACAACACTAAGATAAACAATAAAACCGATAAATCAAAGAAATATCGGTTTTATTTTCAAACTATTTTAAGTATTATGACTTTTTCAAGTTCTTGATACTTTGCTTTGTCCACTTTTACACTTTCACTTGAACCATCATTCAATTATAATCCTTCTTTTAGTCCGTCTATTTCTTTTTTAGTAGATGGTGCTATCTCAGCATCCTTGTGTTTCTTTGGATTGTATTTTACCAATTCATCAACATTAACGTTTCCATCAGCATCAGTTTTCACTTCACCCTTTTCTTCTCCTAATCTAACAATACCAACAGTATTTGTTCTTGTGTTGTAAACAACGGCACCTACTTTGAAACCTTTACTCTCGTTTAAAAATTCACTTATTCCTTTCATGTGTATAATTTATTTTTTTTATTTAATTTATTTAATCTATTTAATCCACAAGGATTATTTTATTTTCCTGTATATGATGTCAAGTTCACCATATTTCGCTGCAAACTTCCCACCTTCATCATATTGTGGATCAAATGCATCTCTATCATATTCTTTAAATCCTAAACTTGAATACAAGTCAGATAATTTAGGAATATCAAAATGGTCTAAGAATGTTCCACCATTTGCAATGGCAGTTTTCATCAAATCAACACCGATTCCTCTTATACTTGGTTCGTTGTTGTGTACTGCAACAATATCAGCATATTTTCCATCTTTTTTCTTCAAAGCAAATCCAATGTTGTAACCTTTCAATTTGAAAAGTTTCATTTTCTTTAACTCACCAACACTATAATCTGTAAGCATTTCTTTGTGTTTTGATTTACTCAATGAATCCTTGAATTCCTTTGCTCCTGTTTCAAATTCACCTTTCTTTAACATGTCTAATATCACTGGGTCTGCTTTACCTTCATCTAATGTAAGAAAATCTTCCATCATCATGTGTAATGCAACTCTATTCTGAAATTTATGTGTTTCTACTACTTGTTGTATGTTTTTCATCTATATAAATATATTTTTCATTACTCTATTTAATTCAAGTAATTTGATATAATTCACATTGTCACCATCAATGAATAGTTTTCTATTCACTTCAATCATTATACTATTAATATTAACATTTTTCTTGTAATATTTCAATGGTACAATAGTTCCACCATAAGGATTATTAATCTTTACAGAATATCCTAATCCTTCGAAATATGTTTTTAATTTCGTTGTTAACCATTCTGGTGTATGAAAATCATCAGTTCCTAAACAAATATCTGGTCTATTATGTTCTTTAATCAAATCTGTTTCAAATGGTGTATCACTAAAAGAATGACAATCAATAATAGTTGCAACCCCTTGATTGTCTAATGCTTCTTCAACCGCATTGTTCAATTCAGTGTGGTGAGCGTTATAAACCACTTGTACGGCATTTTTGATTGCTTCTGTACGCAAATCTCTTCCATCATCTGTTTTCGTGTAGAAGAACCCTCTACCACAATCAAACATCACTTCATCAGCATCTGGAAGTCTTTCGACATCACAAAATATTCTATTGTATGGGAATTGTACCTTTTTTACATCTATTCCTATGTCAAAAATGACATCGGTACCAATATCTGTTAGTTTCACAATTTCTTTATTGATCTCTTCGTTTGAGATCAAATAATCGTGTCTTGTTGGAATATTCACACTTGCATGTGGAATATGGAATACTAAACTTTTCCTAAAATCATAAGAAAGGAAGTCATCATCCAATAGTGACAATCCGTGGATTGTTGTGTTTTTTATATCTTTATTCATAGTTTCTCTCTTGTTTAAGTGTGAACATCACACCCTAATATACTAATTAAATTCGATAAAACCTAATTTTATTTTAATTATTTTCAAAAAAACCCTATCAAGTTAATGATAGGGTTAAGTTATTTGTATTTAATTAGTTACTAAGCACCACATCCACCACCACCAAGAGCACAACTATCACCAGAATTGTTACCACCATCAAAAATAGATGATGTATTAACAACTTTAGCTTCACTAATATTATCTGACGCTGAAAGTTTCTTATTCCCAGTAATTTTAGATTTTGTTCTTGTGTAATATGCACCTGTTTTTAATCCTTGTTTCCAAGCATACATTAACGCACTTGAAATCTTAGAGTATTTAGCATCTGGGTGATAAACATTCAATGATTGTGATTGGTCAACATATTTATTTCTAATAACAGACAAATCTAATAATACTTTTTGAGATATTTCCCATACAGTTTTGTATCTAAATCTTACATCTTCTGGTATTTCAATAATATCTTGTACACTACCTTCTTTTGATATAATCTTATTTCTAATATCCTCAGACCATAAATCTAATTCGATTAGTTCCTTAACAAGGTATTTGTTTACTACTATAAATTCTCCATCTCCAACCATTCTTGTGAATACATTAGATGTAATAGGTTCGAAACATTCGAATGCTCCCAATAATATAGCACTTGATGCTGTTGGCATTAATGCCAATAACAATGAATTTTTCATTGGTATCGGTTTTCCTGGTTCTAATGGTGACCATCCTTCTATGTAAGTTTCACCTTTTGAATACTTAGAACCTTCCCAAGCAGGATAATTTTCGCCAGTTTCAACAGCAAGATTCATACTTTCTGTAAGTGCCGCCTTGTACATTGCTTCAAATATCTGTTCATTCCATACTTTTGCTTCTTCTGATTCAAAAGATATTTTCTTTTTTGCAAAGAAATCTGCTAATCCGGCAACACCAATTGCAATTGCTCTTTGTTCTTCACCAGCTTTTTTACTCCAATCATCAGACCATTTGTTGTTATTGATAACTTGGTTTAATGCTCTAACTAATACTTTAACAGATTTTGCAATTGACTTAATGTTATCGTGTTCTGCTAAGTTTACTGATGCAAGTGTACATTGTGGTGTATATTCTGGTTTTGATGCTTGCATAATCTCAATACAGTTATGTACTAATATATCATTAGCATAAAAGTTGTGATTACTCTGAACGGTTATATCATAAACTTGTTCAGTTTTTTTAAGTTTTTTTATTTTTAGTCCCATAATAATTTAAAATATTATATTTAATTTGTTTCACATCAGAAAGTATATCTTCTAAATATACATATTTCCATTTTTTAATATTGCAGTATTTAATACCTGCTTCTTTTTTTAGTTGTTCGTTTTTATATCCATCTTCTCCATTAACAAACCCTTTAATGTCTAATAAGTATTTTTTGTCATCTATTATTAAAAGAAAATCTGGTAAATAATATATATTATCTTCTTTTTTCAAAACAGAACAAACAAACTTATGAGTTGCTAACTATGTCTAAGACATCATATTCTAATAAGTCTTTTGCCATGACATATCCACGATTCTTTGTGAAAATTTTATGTTCTGGTGTACATCTTATCGTCTTACCCGTGTCCTCGTCCTCTATTTCCATAATTTTTGCATCTTCATTCATAAGAGCACCTGCAGTTATTAATTTATATTCTACTGTGTCTTTTTGAATGTCTTTTGATTTCACAAATATTTGTTCTCCTTGGTTGTATAATTCAACTATTTCAGAAATCTCCATTTTTTTGTAGATATTATTAATCTTTACCTCTAATATAGAATCACCTGACAAACAAAGATTACTTTGTGCAATAACACCAATGTTATCTTGCATGTTGATTTTATTTGCATTGTCCTTATAAAATACATAAGGTGTTCCTGATTCAACTTGTGAACGAATGATTGCATCCCATATTTTTCTTGGGTCAATTTGTGTTCCAATACCTAAATCAATTGCTTTTTGATAGTGTTCTTTGAATTCAACACCGTGGATTTCGTGAAACGCTGTTAAACCGTTTTCTTTGATTTCATTAGGACAAAATAAGTAATAAGGTGTTCCATTACTTAATGCTTCCATAAAAACATCATCAATAGTAACTGCAGTAAACAAATCTCTTGCTCTGTTTAGTTCTTCTCCAATTGGCAATCTTAGTTCTAAGAATTCTAAAATATCTCTGTGCCAAGTTGATAAGTATAATGCACACGAACCAGAACGATTTCCTTGTTTATAGAATCTCATGTGAGATTGAACCATGTCAGCGAACCTTACAACACCACCAGCATATCCTTTGAATGATTTAACAAGACTTCTTGAACTTCTTATCCTGTCGATATTCAATCCAATTCCAGAACCCTCTTTTGACCCGTGTGAAATCTTATCAAGTGTTTCATTAATACCTTCAATAGAATCATCTTTAAGTGTTGTAAGGTTACAAGAAATTAATCCATTTCTACCGTCAATACCCGCGTTTGATAAAATAGGTGTTGCAAAGTTTATTTTCTTTTCATATAATTCATCTAACAACATTCTTCTTTCTTTGAATGAATTTGGCCATAAATGTGTTGCAACCCTGTTGTGCATCATTGATGGTATTTCTACTGGTGTTCCTTTGTCACCTTTTTTAGAATATTTTGTAAGAAATGTAGAAGCAGCAAACGAATCAAATTTATCATCTACTAATTTGTGTTCTACCTCTAACAATTTAGATTGTCTTGAAATAAGAATTCTCCCACCTAATAATGCATAATCAGGGTGTTCAATCTGCAAATCAGCAGCTTGGAAGGCAATGATTTCATCAATGTCTGTTGCTGTCATACCATCTGTAATGTGTGGTACAACTCTTTGAAATAACTTATCAGGGTTAACTTGCAATCCTTTAGATTGTTGTTTAAGTCTTGTTAAGATTTTATTTGGTTGAAACGATTGTCGTTTTCCAGACCTTTTTATGATTTTCATAATATTTTATATTAAATTTATTTTTTGGTTTTTTGATGTGGTTATAGAAAGTAGTAGTACCAATATTCATTAGAATTCATCATCAAATATACCTTCGTTTGTAGTTGGTATATCAACTCTTGTGTAACCTCCACCTGTTCTTCTTTCAAAGAAATTGTTTTTGTTATCTAACCCTATTTTTTTCATATAATCTAATGGGTTTCTTGTTTTGAAATGTATATCATCTGTGAAATCGTTCATAACAACATCAACAACAAATTCAACGTATTGTAACATCATTTCTTTTGTTAAACCGGGTAACCCATCAGGTAAACTTTCTTGTACAAATCTTTTTTCTGTTTCATAACATGATAATATGATTTCAGTAATTCTTTCTTTAGATGGTTTGAATTCATCTTTAACATATTTCTTGAACATTTGTAGTGCGAATTCATAGTGGAAACTTTCATCTTTAAGAATCAATGTATTCATCTCAGCAAGTCCAGGCATCTTGTTTCTACTTCTGAAATAAAATACACCAGCGAATACAGATGAAAATGCAATACCTTCAACACAAGCGAACGCTATAAGTTTTTCAACAAATGTACCGTTGTTTAACCAACTTTCAGCCCATTCTGCTTTTTCTCTAACTGCCACATTAGTTTTCATTGAATCAAATAATTCAGCTTGTTCTGCTGGGTCTTTGATATACGTATCAATCAATAATGAATATCCATTTGCATGAACTTGTTCCATAAATGCTTGATGTGTATAGTAATACTTTGCTTCTTCAATATCAACAGCATCTATTACATTAGAACAAAGGTTTTCTATTACCAATCCATCTGAAATTGTGAAAAATGCTAAAATGTTTTTTAGATAAAATTTTTCGTCATTACTTAACTCATCGTATTTGTCTTGTGCAAGGTTAACTTCTTCAGCAACCCATGTTTGTTTTTCAGCAGACTTATAAGCATCCCATAAGTCTTGATTTTTAATTGGGAAAATTGAATATCTCTTTTCCGTGTCTGAATTTTTTAAGTACATATTTTTTCTTTTTTTTTAATCGAATTAATTCGACATTACAATTTTTTGAATTAGTTGAACAACTACATCTGGTGTTGAATCATACTTATCTCTAAGTTCATCAAGAAATTTCAATTCCGATTCTCTGGCGTTTTCAAGTTCTTTAAGTTCATAAGTAATTTTATTATTTAGTTCATATAATTCATCTTTATACTTTGATACTTTTTCTGCTCGGTTTCTATATTCCTGAGCAAATTTTAATACTCTTTGTTCGTCTTCTTTACTTATCATACTATTATTTGTTAAATGATGCAAATGCTTCGTTTATTTCCCCACTCAGATCAGTACATTTTATGAACTCATCTGTTTTTCTTTTGTATTTTTCACTCGATGTGCTTATAATCCAACATTCACCTGGTTTTAATCCTGTTAATTCACAAGCCATTTTTTGATACCCATATAATTGTGCTGAATATTTTGAGTGATTACAATCTGGTTGGTTTTGAAATGGGTGATACATTTTTTTACCCATGAATCCTGACATATCAATTTTTTTATTCGTTTTATAATCTAAAACATGAATAATTCCTTTATCAAAGATAGGTAAATCAATTAATCCACAAAGTTCTTTTTCATGATTCCATACCATTATTTCTGGAACTACGCAAACATCGTCTTTTGTAATATCAAGGATTGTTTTATTCATATATGGATAGTATTTACCATTCCAAGTAATTCCATTTTCAATTACGTCTTTTTCTCTCAAGTCGTGTTCAATGGACCCATCTGTACTGGACTTTTCCCATTGGTCAAGATAAATCTGTCTTTGTTCTGGAAGTTTCTTTGATAAAACATCATTGTGTTTACACAATTTATCATAGAATAAATGAATTTTTGTCCACGATGTTCTACTTGGTTCGTGTAATTTACTTGTAATCAATGCTTTAAGTTTTTTCAGATCATTTACAGGTAAATGGTCTTTTATTGCCTTGTATCTTGCAGTCTTTTCAGCATCAAATTTTTCATAAAACCCCCCAAGAAACGTTGTCATCCCTGTGTATTTCACACCATCTGCATTATAATATGCGTGTTCTTTTTCATAGAATATTAATCCTCCCCTATCTCTAAGGTCAATGTCTCTGCTTGGTAAAATATTACTCATTTATTTATTTCTTTAGTGAAAAATGTACAAAACTTAAAGAATTGATTTGTTGATAAATTAGTGTCTAAGGATTCAAATACTTTTCTACTTTTCATTCGTTTCTTATCATCAGAAACTAATATATAGTATTTATTGTTCCTTTTAACCATCTTTATACCAACACCGTTGTTTGTTACAAATTCGATTAATGCGTCGTCTTTAATTTTGTTTTTTGATGAATTCTTCATTTGTCTTTTCTATTGATTTTGAAATAACCTCTTGAAATCTATTTAACTCTTCTTTCATAGCGTCCATCATCACTAAATTGTCATCGAATTTTAGTACTTCAAACATTTCAATCATTGTTGATAGTTTAGTTACTAAGATTATAAAATCAATTTTATTCTTATCAATAACTTCAAGCATATCTGTGTCTCCATTTTCTTGAAATATTTGAAGTTTAAATGTTATTTTTTCTATTGATTCTTTAATTGGTGATGATTTGATAACTCCTTCTAAATATTTTGTTAAAATTGATCCAGTGAATGCTCCTTCTATGTCGCCATTTTCGGTTTTCATGTGTGTTTGTTTCATATAATATTAAAGTTTAAAAATGACTTTAATATTTTAATTTATAGTGTGAAATATTTAATAAAGTTAAATATAATATGGCAAAAGAGAAAATAGCTTGGATGGATAAAGATTTCGTCCCAACATTCGGGGAGGAATTTAACAATGTAGTAGAACCAGAATTTGATGCTGATATTTGGACAACAGAACTCGTAGATAAACTACTTGATAAAGTAGAAAATTATGGGTTAGATTTGAATAAATCTAAAAATCCTTTCTTTGAGAAAAACCCTCAATTGAGAAAAGGTCGCGTTGCTTTTCAAATGACAAACATGGAACTTGATGAATTTAAAAAGTGTAGAAAAGATATTTTACATTTTGCGAATAATTACGTACAACTTATGACACCAAAGGGTATTGGACATATTAAGTTGTACCCATATCAAGAAGAAATGTTGTTAAACTATCAATCAGGTAAAAACAATATTGTAGTAGGGTCAAGACAAATTGGAAAATGTTTTTTTTCTAATACTCAGATAGTTACGAAACAATTTGGTACTATTCCCATCTATAAATTATGGTGGAAAGTCATAAAGAAAAAAACGATACTTGATTATTGTAAGTATCGTTTATATTGTCTTTATGACTGGTTAGAAAAATAAATGTCAATATCTATCACATCTGCGGAATTGTTGATTAAATATAGTATATGATAACAAATGAAGATATTGCTGGTTATATTCTTAAATATTCTATAACCGAACCCACATGTGTTAATTGTGGTTGCTCAACTATTAAAAGAAACAAAACAGGCAAATTACAACCTCCAAGTACATTAAAATCTACTTGTTCTAGACTATGTGCAAAAGAATATTCTATTACCAATAGAATTAAAGAAGATACTAAGTCCGCTATTGAATATTTAGAAAGTAACAAATTAGAATATATAAATGATGCTATTTCTATTTATATACACAAATCTAATATGTTATCATATCCAAAATGTACATCTTGTGGTTCAGACAATATGTATATATATAAAGAATTGACAAATGGTGATAGAGTAGTCACTAGCATTAAAAAATATTGCTCTAATAGTTGTAGTTCTAAAAATACATCAGTCGACAGATTACAAAAAGCAAAAGTAACTAATTTATTAAAATATGGTGTTGATAACCCCATGAAATCTGAATTGATTAAAGAAAAGGTAAAACAATCTAATATTGAGAAATACGGGGTTGATAATCCTATGAAGAATCCAAACATCTCCAATAAAAGTTCTACTAGAAAAAGGGAATTGTTTAATGTAGAAGAACATCGAGAAAAAATAAAAAATAGACTAGAACACCAAAGACTAGAACAAATAACAAATTGGGACAATATTTTAAAAGATAAAAACATATCAGTTTCTTCATATACAAACGCCAGTCACTCTATACAATTGCAATGCAACTCCTGTTCTACAGTGTCCGATTGGTCAGTTTCACATTTACACAAATTGAAACATTTGGATTTTGCTCCTTGTAAAAAATGCAATTCTAATAAATTAGGTGGCGGTAAATATTCAAAAATACACTTGAAAGTAGTTGATTTTTTAAAAGAACACAATATAGATTTCGTTGAAAATACTTTTATACTAGGCAATAGAGAAATTGACATTTATATACCAAATATGAATATTGGGTTTGAAATTAATGGGTTATATTGGCACTCATCAGAAAGATTAGGTAAAGAGTATCACAAAATGAAAACTTTACTAGCAAAAGATATAGGTATAAAATTGATTCATTTATGGGAGGATGATATAAACTATAAATTCGAGATAGTTAAATCTATGATACTAAATACTATTGGTAAATCTAAAAGGATATTTGCTAGAAATACTACAGTAGTAGAATTATCCAATAACATTACTACTAGTTTTCTAAAAGAAAATCATATACAAGGTACTTGTAATAGTAAGACTAGATTAGGTCTTATATATGATAAGAAAATAGTTGCTATTATGACTTTTGGTAAAAATAGATTTGAAAATGGTAGTACAGAACTTATCCGATTTTGTAATATTCTAAACACTACTGTAGTAGGTGGAGCTAGCAAGTTACTTAAATATTATACCAGAAACTTTAAATACGAAAGAATAATAAGTTTTTCTAATTCTGACTTCTCTGATGGTAATCTTTATAATAAACTTGGATTCGATTTCATCAAAGATACTCCACCAACTTTGTATTGGACGAAACACGGAATACGAGAAAATAGAATGAAATACCAAAAGCACAAGTTAGATATACAACCACATGAAGAAAATTTAACAGCATCTGAAATAATGAAAAGTAGAGGATTTTTTACTATACATGGAGTAGGTAATAAAAAATATGAATATAATGAGAAATAAATTACAATTACTGGTTATATTTTTAATCTCCAAAATAGAGAAGTACCAATATAGAAATTTGGAATTGGACGAAAACCATATAAACAAGAAAATAATAGATTCATTTGAATTAGATGATATTCAAGTAGAATCTGATGCTGGTTGGGTTCCCGCATCTCACTTACATTGTACACAACCATATAAGGTTTACAAAGTAGAATTAGAAAACGGGTTATTCTTAGAATGTGCTGATAATCACATTGTATTTACAAGTACGTTAGAAGAAAAATTTGTAAAGGATTTAACAACTAAAGATATTCTTTTTACTAAAGATGGTCCCGCTAAAGTTAAATCAATATCAAGTTTACCTATTAGTGTTGGTATGTTTGATTTAACTATTGATACTCCAGAACACCGATACTATACGAATGGTATATTAAGTCACAATACCGTTGTTGCTGGTATTTTCTTAACTTGGTTCTTAATTTTTCACAAGGATAAAAATATAATGTTAGCAGCAAATAAAGGTGATACAGCAAAAGAAATATTAGACAAAGTAAAGAGTATTATTGCATACCTACCATTCTGGTTAAAACCTGGACTATTCACATGGAACATGTTCAGTATTATGACTGATGCAGGGTCAAGAATACTAGCAACAACGACAACTGCTAAGGCAGCGATTGGTTATTCTATTCACTTATTATTTTTAGATGAGTTTGCCCACGTTAACGAGAACATTCAAAGAAGTTTCTGGGATAACATTTATCCGGTAATGGCGGCTGATCCAAACGCAAAACTTATAATAACAAGTACCCCAAATGGTTACGAATTATTCCAAGAATTGTATCAATTTGCTGTTGATGGTAGAAATGGATTTAATCACATGTTAATTCCTTGGACTGATGTTCCGGGAAGAGATGAAAGTTGGGCAGATCAACAAATTGCGGTTATGGGTGAAGATGCCTTTAATGAACAATTTGCTTGTGCATTCCAAAGAAGTGATTTATTGTTACTTTCTGCAAATGAATTAAAAGCATTAAGAGGTAACAGAAAAGAATTTATATCTCACGAATTTGAAATATTTGAAAAATACAATATATCTTACGATAATTTATTATTTCGTGAAGATTACAACATAGAAAATTTAAAACGAGATAAAATAATAGTAAGTGTTGATTTAGCTGAGGGTCTTGGTAAAGATTATATTGTAATGCAAATATTCAAATTAACACCAAAGAGAGAACTTGATATTTTTATTCATGATAGTGAAATATTTCAATTAGACAAACACTTTGTACTTGACCAAATTGGTTTATATCGAGATAATCTAACAAGTATTGAAGATTTTGCTAAACTTTTCTATAATATGTTTTTCACAGGAAAAATTATAAACATTGATAATGTTAAAGCGGTTGTCGAATGGAATACTTATGGTAGTTATTTTGACCAATTACTTAAAACAATGTACGGAGGTGATTTATATGAAGATGCTGTATATCTTAAAACCTTTCATAGAAAAGGTGCCAAGTCAAAAAGAAATGGTATTAGACAAGGTTTAGACAAAGGTAAAAACTGTGCGGAGGTTAAGAACCTGATTAAACAAGGTATAATTCAAATCTATGATAAATGGTCAAGTGATGAATTTAGTCACTTTACAAGAAACAAAAGAGGGTCTTATGAAGCTAGTACAGGACATGATGATATGGTTATGGCTTGTGTTAACGTTGTTGAGATGTATAGAGATACATATTACCTTGATATGGTTGCGGAAGCATACGAACTCCTTGAAGAGGTTGTAAAAAATGAGATTATGAGTTTAATTAATAATGGAAGTGCTCCAGATGATTCAACAGACTTTTTAGCAGAAGGTATGGGTGAAAATGAATTTGGTCAAGGTAGTGGCTTATTTGATGCTATGAATGACAAAATGGACGGATGGTTATAAAACAAAAAAGGGGAAAATTAATTCCCCTTTTTTTATTTCTTGAATAAATTCTTAAAATTAGGTGTTGCCACTGCTTGAAATTGTGGATTTGCTGTATAACTTCCTTTATATCGAATTTCAATATTAATAATTGGTTTGTTATCTGAGGTTATTGTAAAGAATACTTTTGCTGCATTAGTTCCATCTTCCCATGCATTCTTTTTACCTTTAGTTTTGACCATTTTTAAATCAGAATTGAATAATGTTGTCAATACTTCAATGATTGAATTCAAATCTTTAGTTTCAGACTTTTCAACTTGAATAGTTTTACCATTAAATCTTCCAATACCTGTTGATAGATAAAATACAAATTCATCGGCATTTACCATATCACTTAGATCTGTTCGAAATAACAATTCTAAAAATTGTTTTGTGAATTTATCTGTATAATTTGGTAAATTTTCACCAATAAACTTAAAGAAATTATTATCTGTTGATTTAAGATACATTCCCATTTGTTTTTGAGAAATATCAGAAATTAATTTTTTCTTTTCAGATTCAGATTTTTTATTTATTTCTAAATCTTTTAGTTTATAGTGTTTTTTTAATGTGTTATCAAAAAATATTTCCTTTTGATTTTCTACATTTTCTATAAAAGAGTCCTCTAATACATTTTTAAGTACAGACTTACTACCAGTAATAGGTTTATTAATCAATGTTGGATCAACATCTTTACTTTTTGCTTTCTTTTTTAATGATATACCTAAAAATTTACCATCTGAACCTTCAACAACAATATCAGAAGAATTATAATCTCTAATATTAGAAACAGGAGGATTAAACTTTTCTATTCGTTTATCCCATTTTTGACCAGTCCAAAACACATTCTTAGGAGTTGTAAGGTCTAAAATACTATTTGATGAGCTTATTGCTGTTGCAAGGTCATTATAGTTTTTATCATATTGTTCTAATAGTTTACCTTGTCCTGAAACTCCTATAATAGAACCAAAACTTTCTTTTGCTTGTTTAATAATTTCATTTGCTTCTTCAATTGTCAATTCACTTTTATACTGTTTACCAATAAGTACTAAAGACGCAACCATTAATTCTTGGGTAGATGTACTTATTTTATCTCCTTGACTACCAATAGAACCCATACCAAATGTGATATTAGTTTTACTATATTCATTATCAGCAAACCATTTAGATATTTCTTCTTCTAAATCTTTTGCTCTTATTTTCAATTGTCCTGATGCATTTGAAACTAATGGAATATCCTTAAACCCATATCCTTTTATCAATGCAAGTAATCCTCTAATTATTTCAACATCTGGTTTTAATTTAACCTTATTGAGATCAGATTCATCATTAATTGCAATATTATAAGCATTTGATTCATTGAGAGTTAAATTCTCATTTAAAAAATGTCTAAAGTCTTTCATTTATCTTGTTATTTTTTAATTTCATTTAGTGCTTCCATTGTGAATAAAGAAACCATTTCTGTTGCACTTTTATCTTCTAATAATACTAAATTATCCATTGTAGGTGTTTTATACTTAAAAGTATCAACATCTGTTAAATTCTTTTCAATGATTTTATCATTTTCATCAACGTTTATAGTAACAGCAGTTTCAAATTCAACACTAAATCCATAAGATTCATCTTTATATTCAACTTCAAAGAATGGTAATACTGTAAATGAATTATATTCATCATATAATAAATTTTCAGAAACATATTGTTTTAAAGTTGTTTTATAACTTGTAACAAAATCAACATCATCAAGCATCTTAGTAAATTGCTCTTCGTTATTAGTTTCATCATCCTCTGGTGTGGTAGGTTTATCGTCTGCGGTTGCACCAGTTTCTTCAGTAGGACTATCTGATGCAAATGTATCATCTTCCTTTTCTGCTTCTAATATGCGTTTAAAATATTTTAGTTCTTTCATGTTTAATCTATATTAATTTTTAATTACATTTTTGCATTTCTATCATTTTGTGCTTTAATTTCATCAGGGTCTTCGTTTTCTGCCCACACATAACTTCTTGCGGTAGATTGTTCTTCAAACGAACAATTTAAAAACCTATTACTGAATTGTGCCATACAATAATCATCAAGTGCTTTTCTATCTGCTGGTTTCATATCATTATAAACAGCTCTTTTGTCAGCATCTTGTGTATAAGATTTTCCAACCATCATAGTTGAACCTTCGGTCATAAATGATTTATACTTTTTCATTTGTAATTTCTTTATTTTCTATAATCTTATTAACTTTAGATTCGTTTGCTTTATAAATACCTAATAATGTAAGTTGATGTGCTAACCACATTCCTAATATTGTAATGTGTTCCCAAGGTATAATATGAACATTTCCTTGATTCCATTGAACAATGGAATTAACAACTTCAATTAATATTGCAATTACACCAAAAAGGAAAATAATCATTTGCATATTCAAGGCAAGGATTCTTGATGAAGATGGTTTACCTTCTTTGTAAATTGATTCCTTTATTAATTCTTTGATGTTCATTACATAATCTATTATTTTTTAGGTTCTATCCAGTCTAACTTTACAACTTCAACTGGAGATATGCTCAATTTAGAATCAATTGCTCTAATTTTAACTCTACCACCATCTGGATTTTCAATTAGTTCATAAGTGAAATCGTTTTTTGGGTCATCAGAAAATTCTACTTTGATAGTAACCTTGTCACCTTTTTTAAAGTTAGGTGTCTTTGCTTCGTTTAATATGTCGTTTAGTGATTTCATAATATTTATTTTTTTTTCCCTGCTATTGTTGTTCCTTCCCGAGGACTATCATAATCTCTTAGAGTAATCTTCCATTGTCTTACTTGACCTAAATTTACTCCTAAATCTTTAGATTTAATTCTCAATTCTCTTTTAAAAATCTTAAAAATTTTGTCAGCAAGAGGTCTTGATGACCCTTCTTTTCCAAATAGTGATTCAGTTGTTTCTCTAACAACCTTTGCACTATTTTTCATTTTCTTAGTTTGTCTAATTTTTCTTTCGTTTAATTGAGATTCATCTAAATCATCGTCTTCAATATCTTCTTCGTCAGGAATATCAAGGACAACTTCAATTTCAATGTTGTTTTCATCATCTTCTGCATCCTTTTCCATATCTATCAATCTTGTATAATAATCTGGAATTTCTGCAAGATGGTCTTTTGTAATTTCTTCTGCTTTGTTTTCATCATCAGTGTGTTCCATTTCAACTTCAATACCCATATTAAATTCTTTTTGTAAGTCTTTAATATCGACATTATGTTTCTTAGCAATATCTGATAATGACATATCATCTGATTCTCCACCTTTTAATTGGTCTTTTTCATTTAAGAAATGTTTAACACTTTTCATTTAACCTTTTTATTTTGTATTATATTTACTCGCCTTCTTTCTCCTCTTCAATATCCTCACAATGTTCTTCAGCGTCTAAATCATTCAATAAAGATTTTGCGTTTGTGTAAACTTTATTTTCACCTGCTTTAACTTCAATTGTCCTATCAACAACCATTGCTGCTGGTAATTCACCTTGCATTCTTCTAAATTCTTCTTGCATTGATATAACATGTAGTTGAACATTCTTTAACATGTCAATGATGTTACTTTGTAATTGTCCAGCAACTTCAAATAAACGTGGATTCATATCCCCACCATCAATACCATTTACAATGACATCAATCATGTGTTCTGCAATTCTAATCTGTCTAAACAAAGATTTGATGTTACCTGTTGTAACTGCTGCCTTTGCTGCCATAAACTCATTCTTGGAAAGTATCTTGGCATCAAAATATAATTTCATACAAGATAATACGATTTTTTGTGCTTTTGTTTTTGTTTGCTCATTGACTTGATGCATATCAATAGGGTCAATCCTATCAATAACTAATTCTGGAAATCCCTCTGTTGGATCAGAATCATTGATTAGTCCATCAATCTCGTTTCTTAAATAGTCTTTATCTGATTTCATATTATAGTTTTTATTATAAACTATTTAATGTTCTACAAACAACAGTATTAGGGTCTTAGTAACTTTGGTCACAAGGTCTACTGTCACATGTTTCACATTCACAAGGTGAATAACTACAACAATCAAAGGCATTTCCATTCCGCTGGAATTTCTTTGAACATCATATTACCATCATCGTAATAACCTAACAATATGTCAAGAAGTCTTGCTTTCCTTTTTAAGGAATCAATATCTGATAATACTTTGTCTAAACTCGGTGTTACTTCTAAATCCATTATGCTTTATATCTTTTATAATAGTTTCCTGTTTGTTTCTTTTCTATTTTATTAACATCTTCATAAGACAGTAATAATCCAAATACACACATTGAAAACAATACCGTACAAGAAACAAAATTCAATGCTGGAATATCAGCAAAATACAATTCCATTAGTTTGATTGTTGCAAACAAAGAAATTAACAATTGTACGATTCTTCTTAATCCTAATTTTAACTTTTCCATAGTAGTTGATTTAGTTATATTGATGACTCCTTCACCAACAAATACAAGATACGAAATTAATTTGACATAAACTAATTTTTGCCAGTATTTATTTTTACTGGCGTTTATTAGATTGTTAAATACTTTATGAAAAACTTACAATATTTCCTTAATGAAGAACAAGAAGAACAAGAAGAACCAACAACTGCTGAAAAGATAGTTGATGATGGTATCGACAAAGACGAAAAGAAACAAATAGAAGAAGATGCTGAAGAAGCAAAAAGAATTGCTGCAGACATTATCAAATCTAAAGAAAAAAACGGTAAAGAAGACTAACCAATTTCATCTACAATTGCTTTAATAGTTTTTAATGATAAAGTTTCTTTACTAATCTTTAAAATATCTACAACTTTGTTAATCTTTAGTTGTCTTTTACTATCTTTTGGACACAATTCAACAAATTGACTTCTTAAATTGTTATAAACACTTCTGTATTTTGTGTCGATTGCGTTCCACAATTCTTCACGTTCTAATTCTTCACCCAATTTATATAAATCTTTCAATATCCAATTCATTGCAGCGTAATCTACAATTTTACCTTCCAAGGCAACTTGAGTTCCAATATCTCTGATCCGTAATGAATGAAAAATAGACTTCAATGCTAATTTTTTGTCATAATCAGCTGCAACTATCAATTTCTTCTTACCTTTAACGAAACTATTGTCTGATACGGTGCTTATAGACTTACGTAATCGAACTTTATCAAGGATATGTGTAAAGTGTACACTTTCTTTTAAAATGTGCTTAGATGGCAAGAAAACACATTCTAATGCTTGTATGTCTTGATTTAACAACAATTGTTCAAATTGTGCAACTGTAACATGATGAATATCTATACTTTCAGATTCAGTAAATGTCTTTTGAATCACATAATAATCTTCATCACTATCTTTATTATTAGTTCCATATACATGTGAACCAAATCTATACATATTTAAGGTGTTTTCTGATTTTAATATTTTATCTATCATTTTCAATTTATTTGTTAGGTAAATTAATTTCATCTGTTGGACACCAATGTGTTGGAACTAAATCAAAATATCTAGTACCACTACAACACTGATTATCTTCTCCGGTGTTTTCATCACCAATCCATCCTTGAAATTTGAATGATTTTGATTCACCTTTAAAAGTGGTTATTCCTGTTACACTAGTGGTTGCAATTTCAGTACCATCAGTAACTAAATATGTTTTAAATCCTTCTGTTGGAAATCCAACATCTTTTATACTTCTCCAATTTATCATAATTTTAGTCTAAATATGTTATTTCTTCTTCTAATTTATCAACAACTTATCCAATCTATTTGATTTGATAAAGTGATGTGTTACTATTTTCAACCATATACATGATTTCTGCAACTAATTCTAATGCTCTCGATTCTGACATAATTTATTTTTAAGTTACATTGGTAATAACTCCCTCACCAACAATACTAAGATACTAAAAAACCCCCAATAAAACAAATTATTAGGGGTTTATTTTCAATTTATTTTAATATTATATATCAAATGAATAAACTTGTTCTTCTTGGTCAATATCTGCCATAATATCAAGGTGTACCCAACTAATAGGTTTACCATTAATATTTCTTTCTAATCTTATCTTACAAGGAAATAGATTAGTATTGTTATTAATCCATTCTCTAACTTCTACTGCTGTCATTCCTTCAACATCAAAATCTAATGCTTTACCAAACATGTGTGCTGAAAGATAAACTCGTGTTTTCTTTTTAACTAAAGAACTCATATTGTGTCGTAACCCTCTTTGTGACAAAGTTCCACCAAATATCCAAGTGTTTACAGTAATAGGTTTACCTATTCCTTCTCTAATCACAAGTAAACAAGATAATATATCTTTATCTATAAATTTCCAAGAATTTTCTTTGTGTATATCATATACAGCTTTATCTACTAATTCTTCTATTCTAAAATAATCTTTTATTGTTTTCATAACATTTTTTATTTTTATAATCAATTTAACGCGAAGGAAGTCTATCCATATATAATAATGGAAAACACGAATCAATAATATAAGCATTACCATCATCTGGAAAGACTATTTTTGTAAACAACACTGACTGATTTTCTAAGGTTACTGGTCTTTTCAAGAATCTTATACTTGCAATTCTATCTCCACTATTCATTAATACTGGTTTCCAATCTCCATTAAGAGATTCTGGTATTGCAACTTTACAATCAAACAATATACTCATTTTAGTTGTTTTTTTGCTAATATCAGCACGTTCCCAAACTCTTAACGTCAAAGTATTGTCTATATTATTTCTACCAATATAATAAGCGTACCAATCATTCAATGGAACATTAACACCAAATTCTTTATTTGCAATTCTTATCTTTGTTATCAATGCACCTGATACTAATATTTCTATTTTAACGCCACCTCTAAACAACTCTCTCCAAGTGGCTTCTTGATTAGTTGGTCTTATCATTGCATTATACCAAAACATTATACTAAGGTTCTCACTTGTATCAATAGTGTCTTGATATGTTATTAATTCCGTTGCCGTTGGACCGTATGCAGTTCCACCATTAGCTGATGTTGCACCGGCAATTACTACTGAACCATCATTGAATTTTAAATCATAGTGAAATTTACTAAAAACGGTGAAATAATTATCAATATTTTCTTCTTTAATCCCATTAATTTCCCATTCAAGGTTTACTGATTCTCTCACTTTATCACTTAAATTAACATTTCTCGTTGCATATTGTTGTTCTTTAACAATATCTGCTTCTTCTATTTCTCTTTCTTTTTCAAACCCAGCACTTTCAAAGTTCAATGTTAATTCATTAATGGTTGCTTGTAAATCATCATCTTTAATAATACTATCAGATTCATTCCACTTTGTAAGTGTTCCTTTCCACCATATTGATTGACGCATAAATTCCTTTGCTTCTTGTACAGAATTAATTCTATACATTCTACCCTCCAAAGGAAAATACAAGAAATCCTTTTCTGCAGGTTGTTCGTATGTACCGAATGCAGTCCAAAATCCTTCTTTAGATATTTGAAATTCTAATTCATCAGCAAAATCAATATCAAATTCAGTAAATTGAAAGTCACCAGTACCAAAGTCATTGTCCGGGACAGCAACTTTGATTTGTTTACATTCTCTTACTTCTAATAGTGAATATTCTTTGAATACAACATCTCTACTTTGTTCAATTGGGTCACACTTGAAATATATTACTGGCCAACCATATCTATTAAACACTGCCTTTGACATCTTTTCCCAGATACCAACACTCGCTAATGCATTTGCATACTCATATTGTCCACCTAGTCCACATTCAACAAGAAATGAATCTTCACTGTACTTAATTATTGAACATTTACAATCTCCTAATAATTCTCCACCTTCCCATTCAACATCTAATCCTTTAAAATTCCAACTTGTATCTGATTTAACCCTGAATCCAAACCATATCAACTCATCTGGGTTTACGTTCCAATCTGGCCACGATACCCATTCACTCCATATATTACCATCGTTTGAATATCTATATTCAATTACAATGTTCTTTGCACTATCACCTAATGCAACTATACTTGTTAATCTGTCTAAGTCTTTAATTGGCGTATCAAGTTCTAGTAATACGAACTCTTCACATTTAACGGATTTATTTGTTTCTATTTTATATGTTGACATTTAAGAATATTTCTTTTCTTATTTAATTAGAACTATAATTGATTCTTTTTGTATATTCTTACTTTACCTGTAATGTTCTTACAATTATCATTACTGATTAATTTGAAATCTGACATTTCTTCTATTGTTGGTATCTTAGAATCTGTTCTAATTACTACATATTCAGTAGAACGTTTAAAACATTCCTTTAGAACGTTAATAGTAGAATCTGGTAATAAACACTTAAAAACTCTTTTTTGCTGTTTCCACAGATATGTCTTGCATTTCAAAACCATGTACTAACGATGCACCTTGTTTAGCAAATTCTAATGATACAAGTCCTTCTGCACAACCTAAATCAAGAACGGATTTCCCTTTAACTTCATCCAGAAGAAACTCAAACCCTGTAATACGTTCTTTAATATCCGTACCTTTCCTGCGCCCTTTTATTCCAAATTCATCTGAGGAATAATATGTTTGTTTACTGTCTTTACTATAAATATACATCTTTCAATTTATTTTTTATGTTTGTTATTGCGTGTGGTTTATCCTTACAAAGATACATCACATCAATGTTATTAGCTTTTAATTTAGATAAGAATGTTTCTTTTTGTGTTTCAGATATACCTATTTTGTGTATGTCCGCTAATGATCCACTAAAAATATCAACCTGTTTGTCGATTCCAGAATCTATAAGTGAATTGAATACCTTTATTTCTGCACCTTCGATATTCATACGAATAATATTAATAGTGTCTTTAAAATCAGGTATATTAGATTCAATCCATTTAGATATGTCTACCATTTCAACAACTACATTGTTATCTGATAAATTTACTTTAGTATCTATAATTGAATGTCCTTCTGGACCCTTTCTACTTAAATGTAACTTAATGCTTCCATCTTCATCAGAAACAGCAGTGTTCATAATTTTAACCTTGTTGTTATCTTTAAATTTGTTTTTGATATTTTCAAAGTACGGTGGATATGCTTCAAACCCATATACATTATAATTTTCAATACCCAATTCATCGAATGCGTTTATCATCCAATTCATTTCTGTTGCTTCGTATAATCCAAAGTCTAGGTAATTTATTTTCTTATTTTTCATAACTTATTAATTTGTCTAATATTTCGTTTATCTTATCTGTTGATTTGTGGTGTGCCATTGTAAATTCCAAACAGTTATATGCTATTTTATTTAGTTCATCTTCATTATTCAGATAGTGTTGTATTTGTTGTTTCAAGTAGTCAAGGTTGTTCATGTCGTAATAAACGATATGTTCACAATCAATGAACTTATTTTTGAATGATGTTTGCATTTCATCACAAAAAACTAATGCCTTAGATGAACAAGCCTCAAATAATCTATAATCACCTTCCCAATCATCTGGGTTACATGTAACTATTATCTTTGACCTTCTCATCATATTGTAGTATTTGGATTGAATTGTATTTCTACCGATTCTCCCCATATCACCAACAGTACCTACAAATATTTCATTGTCATTGAAATTGTTCTTGATGAAATTTGCAATCGTTTTTCTGTTTCTAAACCCACTATTGGTTTTAAAAAATACTGAAATATCAATATCCTTAACGAAATTTGCAGTTTTAACCTCTTGTACTATGTCATCTTTTACACAATACGAAATTGAATATACATTATCTTCTTTATAAGCATCTTTCAAATTTCGTTTAAAATACATCAAGCATTTTTTACCTTCCTTGTTCAAATGTTGAACATCACTATAATCAACATAAACCGTCTTGTTAGGATATTTTATGTTATATTCAGAATTGATATTACCTTCGCCTATGATGATGTATTCAGATTCTTCCTCAGAAACAACCTGGATTCTGTCGTTATTGACAATACCAGGGTGAATTATGTTTTTCATCTCACTTCCAAATCTGTGGTCATCTACTTTAGGTAAGTGTATCTTAACCTTTCTCAAACTCATAATCGAAAGTTTTAATGTATTTTGCGTAATATTGTTGTACTATTTCTATTGATTCTGCATTGTAGTATTCACTATAATGTTTGTGCTTAGTAGAATATAAGTATTCTAATTCTTCATCTACTCCTATGCGTTTACTAACATTTTCCCAGTCTTCTTGTAAATTTTCAAATCTACCGACAAAATCCATAACATTATTCCCATCTAATTTCATCAAATCAATTTGATTAGGCCAAATGTTAAACAATTTATCATTAATGAATGTTGTTTTGATCCATTCATCGAAACTCTTGTCTTTCCAATTTGCTTGAACACCTCTACCTGGTCTTATTTGAACACCACAAAAATACAATGATAGAATCCTATCCCATGGATTTCTTATAATAGTAAACTTGAAATAATCATCAAATTTATCACCTAATTCTGATTTCATTTCTTGTATATTAGAGTGCTTTTTTGAATTACTATTCATATATGCACTAAGTGTTGAATTAATACTGGTTCCTCCTGTTTTTGGTAAGTGTAGGAATAAAAACTTTTTTGTGTGTGAAATCATCCGTGTTTTATGTGTGTCGTTAATATAAAATATTTAGTGTATATAGTATTCCAATCTAATGTTGATATGTTCAATGGGTTTTTCCAAAGAACATAAGGAAAACTAACTTGGTCTCTAATTGAATGTTTAAGAATCTCATTAACCCATTGTTCTGAAAAGGATTCCAGTTTTTTAGATTTTAAGTTTCGATATTGAAATCCACATGAATATAATCCAAAATGTTTTGGCATACCCTCTTTCTCATAAGATATAACTTGATTAGTAATTTCATCTTTGTTTCCCCTGTTGAATGATATACAGGCACCAGCTTCTTGAAACAAACAGTCTCTTACTCTATGTAACGCTAAGTTAATATCAGCATCTTTGTCAATAAATTCATCTTCTAATTTATTCAAATCGTAAATGATATGTGCATTTGCATCAATATGAATAGAAATGTCATATTCACCTAAGAATTTGTGTGGATTTAACTTATATGTTCTTGCTAATTTATATGGACTTAGATTTTCTTTGTTTTCAACTAATCTAATTTTCCATGTGCTCGATACCAGCGTAGTGTCATCTGTGAAACACACATAATCCCAACCTTCTGTTATTACTGCAGGTTCTATAAGATTATCATATCCACCTGTTAGTACTGTAAATATTACTTTTTTCATTAATATATTTTGTTGATGAATTTCTTAACCTCGTTGTTGTAAAATCGGGTTATTTCAATACCCTTTTCAATTTTCATCCCACTTCTTGTGTGCAATGACTTTGCAATACCCTCTTCATCTCTAAATGAACAAACTATTTGTGGATTCTCTAAAAGTGGCCACCAAAAATCAATTAATAAACACATTCTTGGGTCTTTGATTCCCAATGTCTTATCTCCTGCTTCTTTGTACATATCAGATAAAATACCCTTTGCATATTCTACTAATGATTGACCATTATCTAACTGTGTTTTGTTAAGTCTGTCAATATCCATAACTATTGGATTATCCCAAGATGCACCTTGACTTGATAACATCAAATCATTAAACAAAACTATTCGTCTATCTTCAAAGAATCCTTTTGGATTGTCATGTGCTGGTGGTATAAACCACTTGTCAGACCCTAAGTAACATTCACCATGTAAAGTTCTGGCAAGTAAAGAAGTGGCGCTTCTATGCATCCCTAATATAACTATTGTTTTCATTCTGTGGGGTTATAGGTTATTTACTACTCTTAAAATGAGTAGATTATACTATTTAAAAACAAAAAAGAGGACAATATTTTATTATTGTCCTCTTTTAAATAGCGTTCTGGTCTATTATATTGATTTTCTAAGTCTATTCAAAATCTATTGTTGATTATCAGAACCCTTACTTGACATAATTGCATCTGCTAACCATTCTTTAGCTTCTTTTTTGTCTTTTACGTCTTTATTGAACTTAATAATAGCTTTGACTAAATAATCATCTCCATCTGTTACTACCTCTGCTTCAATTTCAACATCATCAACATCTGGTTTTCCTGCCATTCATTTTTCATCTTTAAAAGTTTTAACAAAATCAGATAATTGTTTCTTATTATATTCAAACCTACTATCTTCATTTACATCAGACTTTAATGAAATTAATGATGTTGCCATATCACCAATAGCTAATGTAATTGATGATCTGTAATATAAGTAATATTTTACACCTTTTGGATTTTCTGAATCCTGTAAAATAATTCTCTCAACTTTTGCCTTACCTACTTTAGTTCTCCCTTTACTAACCTTAAAGGTTTTTGTAGTTAATCCACTCCAAGGAGAATCAAAGGTTGCTGTTACATTGTCGCCTTTTTCTAAATTATTATAAATAGCAATTAATTCATCCTTCGCCATTTTGTCTTTATGACTACTCTCGTTTAATATTTCTTGATATGATTTCATATTATTTTATTTTATTTTTTTCCTTTACCAACTTCCCATCCAGATTTAATTGCATTGAAAAATTCAATTTTCTTTTCAGCACTTAACTTTGCTGGAGAATCTGTATCAAATTCTTTCAATGTATCTTCAAAGTACACTTTGTATTCTTTTTGTAATGGACTTAACTCTTTTTCAAGTAATCCATAAGACATCTCTAAATCAAAAGATTCTTTAAGTTCTGCAACTTCTTTTTCATCATGATTTTCTATTTCTTTAATTATTAAATTAAGTCCTTCATTAAGTCTTCCTTCTTTTATAAAATCTTTTAATTTGCTCATTATTTCTTATTTATTTTTCAAACCAGATAAAAATCTAGTAAGTATTTGTTGATATTCTTTTTTATCCTTAGTTAAGGTACTATCTTTAAGTTTAAAAATCTCTATTTTTCAATGATTTAGAATCTTCTTTAGGTACGAAAAAATCTATACCACCTTTTGTAAGGAATCCAGTATCTAATTTTCCTTCGTTTAAATATTCATTTAATGATTTCCTGTTTATATCTTTATAATTTTTTGATTAGCACCAACTCGAAAATCACCTCTGTATAATGTTATAACAACAAACTTTAATTCATCCTTAACAACATTCATAACACCAACAACTGTTAACCCATCAGATTCTCTTTGTAATATAAATCTATCCTTTTCGATGTCCATTTCATCCTTAACCAATTCGTCAATAATTTCCTCTGTTGCTTTACTAATAACACCATTGACCTCTTTAAAATTAATAGGTTCGTAAGCTGCATTTCCATCCTTGTCTTTTCTGTTAAGTCTTTCAATAGCATGAGTTGTTGATAATATATCAATATCAAATTTAATCTTTCTAACAATTTTTCCTTCTGACTTTTCGTTTAATATATCTTGATAACTTTTCATCTAATAAATTTCTTTCCTTATTTAATACTAAAAAAGACAACCATTTCTGATTGTCTTTATTCATTAGTTTAATATCTTTTGCCAAAATTTACTTGGTAAATGTATATTCTTTATTTTCTCTGCATCCTTAAACAAAGGTGCAACTTGTTTAGGTTTTAGCTGCTCCTAATCCATGTCTGCCACTTTCATTACTACCAAATACAAATATGTGATTTGGAGGTAATATGTGGTTCATATCATCTGTTACTCGTTTCATGATTGTCTTTTTATATATTCGTTAAGACTTTCGCTATTTCTTCCTCTTTCATCAGGGTACAACATATAAACAAATTGACTTTGATAAATCTCCTTTGTATCTATATCCATAATACTTACTTTACCATCATAAGCAGCATTTGTGTCCATTGCAAAAACATTAGTAATCTTTTGTGGTTTAAATTGATGTTCCTTTTCTGACATCAAATACCCAACACCACTATGACCCAAATAAATCTCCTTATATCTATTATCAACCCATTTTCTATCGTTTCTGTGTCTTGCAGCTTCACTAATCAAATTCCTATCCCATATAAATAACTCAGTGTTATTATTTTCAACTAACTTATCCATGTGATACAATTTATTAGGAATTCCAGCATGTGCAAATATTATAGGTAATTCTTCGTTTTCGTCTTGTAAAGAATAATATAACAATCCACTTTTCAAGAATTCTAAGTACTTAGAATTTTGATTCTCATAAGTTCCTAATGATTTAATAGTAGACTCTCCACCTTGAGTAATCCACATTGGAATTTGATATGCCTCATTACCTCTCATAGTTTCGCCATTATAATACTCCATGCTCCATTCGTCATGATTTCCAAGTAGATAGATTAAATTTTTAATCTTTAATAATTCATCTATCACTTCTTTAGATTGGGACCAACCATCCAGAACATCACCTAAACAAAATAATACATCGTTATTGTAGTCAAAGTTAGCTTTTTCTAATGCTTGTTTCATAGCGATAAATCCACCATGTACATCTCCCATTACAAATCTTCTACCTTTGAAGTTTGGTTTAGTGTAATCGTTCTTATTTGTCTTCATATATATATATATTTTTAAATTGTTCTTGATTAATAAAATTAAATCCTATTTGTACATTTTATAAAAACATTTTGTTCTTATATTTTAATTCAAAGTTCTTTTCTCCTAATTAACGTTTCAATTCATTTTCCTTTTCTGTTGCTAATATTATCTTTAATGCCATATCATTTCTGTTTTACCTGTTCTCTATATATTACCCTTGGAGTATTTATACATTTATTAAATGCCCTATTGACCATTTTTATTTTATTAACTCTATTTATTTTCAAGATTAAATAATATATGAAAAATTTACAATACTTCCTTAATGAAGATGCTGATTCAAATTTAGCTTCTCTTAAGCAACTTACAATTTCAAAGACTAACGAAAAAGGTCAAACGAAAAAAACTGTGCATAAAGCTGGTAACGATAAAACTGTTGAAGATGCAGAAGAAGCTGGAGAATCTGGAGAACATGAAGAAGATGAAAAATCTGACACAAAAAAAGAGGATTAAAAAATCCTCTTAAATTAATTAAACCCAATTCCTTATTTGGCTTTAAAACTATTTTTTGTTCCAACTAATTGTCTAGCTATCTCTTTCTCTGTGTTTGTTATCTTTAAATTGTTTTTGTTACTACTGAACATTATGTATAAATAACATTCCTGTGTAGTTGTTGCGATATGATGTATCGCATTCTTTGGAATTATAAAGGTATCTCCTTTAGATAATTTAGTATCTGTCGTCTTATCATAACATTCTCCATCTAAAATCATCATAACTTCCCATTCTGTACTATGATAATGTGGAGACAAGTAACTATGTTGACCGTAATGCACTAATAAGGACTTGTAATCGTCTCCAGTGTGTAAACCCATTGTATGTACACCATTTGCTATTGGGTCACTTAATTCAACCCATTTGTTCTTAATAGTTTCAATTTTATGAGAACTAATATCAGGACATTGAATTGTAATATTTGTTATAATATCTCGCACTCTTGATAGGGATTCTTTTGCTTCCTCGTATGTATTGTGTTTTTTGTTTGTGAACAATACCTCAAATATAGTTGATTCCATTTAGTTCATTCTTTTTTTATTTAATCTACTAAAAAACAACACGTTAAAATATTATTTTTATTCGATTAGTGGTATTGTTTATTATTTAATTTTACCTTTTATTTCGTTAAGTAAATTTAAACACTTTTCTTTAAATTCTCTATCCCCTTCTCCCAATTCTTTTGCTTTATTTTCCCATAATGTTGTCAATTTGATAACATCTTGAGCTAATCCAGATTTTTCATCTTCTGATTTTACTAATCTACGTTGTAACCAGAAAATTACCACTCCCATGATAATAACCATACCAAGTTGTTCGAATAACCATCTTGTTATTTCATCCATTAGTCTGTTTGATTTTTTTTATTAACTTATTTAATCAACATAAATATCAATACTACGTTACTTATAAAGAAATTATATAAAAAATGGAAACGAATTATTATACAACATATAAATCATATAAATTTTTTATACTAACAAGAATTAATAATGCAGCAAGAATATGTGTCAAAATTGTTGCTTCGTTTCCTTTTTTTGCAACTATAATTCCAGTGTATAATACTAATAAAAAATAAAGGGTGTCAATAACTATCATATTCTTTTAAATTTTAACTCAAATGTTACTTTACTTACATCTTCTACACTAAAAACACCAATCACCTCTGTGTTCTTGTATTTCTCCAAGTCAACCCAAATCTGATCCATAAATAATATAGCATCTTTATATATAAACTGCAAGTTACTTACCTCTATTTGCTTTGAACCTAAATTAGTAATAGTCCTATTGTACTTAACGCCATCTCTATTATATTCATTACCATAAACCAATTCGTCAGAATTCTTAATGTCCTTAGTTAATAATTCCATCTTATTCTCTTCACCTGGAATATAAATCCTATGTATCTCAAAATAAATATACCTCATAATTAATTGTTTTTAAACTCACTAAATTAATCTTCTTAATTTATAACATTTTTTGTACTAAACTACTAGCACTTTTAATTAATTTATTAACATCACCACCAACATTATATGCAAATCTATAATAATAACTATTATACATATAGGTCGCTGTTCTACATCTCCTATTACGCATCATAATAGTGTTAAAATCATCTTCTGTGTGCTTAAACATAGGTTCATCCTTTACTAAGGTCAATACAACACCATGACATTTGATCTCTTTAGGTATCTCCATTTATTAACTATCCTTTGTAATTAGTAATTATAACTCTTGGTACTCTATTCTTAGACGATTCTAACTTCTGCTCTAATAATGCAATAGTTACCTTCTGCTCCAATAATATAACCTGTAAATCATATATATCATCATTACTCTCATTGATAACAGTTGTTGCCGATTTTGTCCATTCAACTAATCCCACAATATCATTAAGCATTTTCTCCTTATTCCTATTGTAAACTTCAGATATATCTGTCGTCCATTTACTTAACTCATTCACTTTATCTCGCAATGTATTATGTTCAACCAATGTACTTTGGTTTACCTTCTTATTTGTACTTATCACATACATTGTTATAAAAAATAATACTGCTAATACTGCTATTCCTACTAATGTTGCTCCCATAATTTTAAATTTTAATTGTTTTTAATTGTGTTTATTACTTCGCAGATTCTTTTAAAAATAAATACGATTTATTGTACTTCTGTATTCGCAATATATCCTTATCACGTACTCCCTTCAATCTGGTAATCTTTGAATTTATGCTCCAAATCTCGCAACTTTACTTCTCTAGATAAAACATTCTGTGAAATCTTCTTAATATATTCATCATAAGAATCTTCTTCTATATGAGTAAGAACACCTATTGCTTTTACAATTAATACAGAAAATCCTTCTTCTAATAACATATCCAACGTCCAATCCGTATCTTCAACCAAATCATGTAAAACCGCCACAATCATTGCATCTTCTCCTAAATGTCGTACCCTATCCATTACCCATAAACAATGTAGAATATAAGGACTCCCAGACTTATCTTGTACCCTACTAAAAGCTACACTCGCAATCTCAATTGCTCTTCCTAACATATTTCTCTTTTTTTAAATTTTAAATTTCCGCACTTAATCTCTTTTTTTAAATAACCACTTAATCCAATACCATAAGTCAAACTCCTTCTCTATAATCTTAATGAACATTATACAGGGATAGAAAACCATCCATAGTATATCAATTAGTAAATCAAACATTGAATAAAACAAATTAATACCAAACTTCTTACGATGCCTAAATAACCAATCAGATACTTTATCTTTCCATGATGGATATTCTATACGCATATCTATTATAAAATATATTATAGTACTAAGAATCCATAACCAAACTATAATTATCCAGTCATTAACTATAAAATCATATAAAATCTTTAATATCTCCATAACTTCTTTTTAATGTATTACTCCTCTATTAATTCCTTCTGTTACTTCATCTTCTAATTCTCTATGTAAATCACTTTCTCTTATCAATTTAGATGATATATCATTCAATTTATAATTCATATCTTATTTTTTAGTTTCTATTTACACTCATTTCTATTAAACATACTTTTCAATTTATCACGTTTTTCATCATATATAAGAGAATTGTTATAATCCTCTAAGGTTCTTGTCGCATAAGTCTTTATAAAGTCACAATCAATATCTTTGTCTAAACTTACACTGTATATATCCTGCATTACTTTAACTAATTTATTCTTAGTCCAAAATATAAAGTATTTTACTTCCTTTTGAACGAATATATCTACTTCTATACTATCCATCCAAGAGTGTTTATCATATTCAACAGTAATAACTAATGGAGTTCCATCTTTATCTTTAAATTCAGTATATGAAATCATATCTATTTTGTTTAGATTACTAATATACAACTTTATTTTTGATTATACAAGTAAGTACTTGAATATCTTTTCTCTTGTTCTCTTGTATATTCCTATGAAGGAGTTTTTAGAGTACAGTAAGTACATCTATTAAATGTTAATTTACAATGGTTTATTTGCTTTAATGTAATAAATATTATATCTATTCACTGTAAACATTACAAAATTCTTGTATATAATATACTAAATGTGAATGTCATCTCTAATAATCATATAATCAAAGTAACTAAACTTATTAACTAATATATTCTTATAATTTAATACAGAACTATGTAAATCTAATCCACAATTTGTAAATAATTTTATATTTGTAGAACCTAAAAAGCTAATAATCTGTTCTAAATTGTCTTTAGTAATGACTTCAATATCTTCTGTGTAATATAAAATATTAAACCCGGATTCTACTTCATAAATCTCTAATGGGCCTTTAAGTCCTAAGTATAATTTTTTCATAACTATTTATTTTAAAATGGTAAATCTAATGCAACTAACATGATGTGGTTTACAGGCAATTGAAATTGTTCCATGAGATCAATCATTCTACCTTTAGTCATTTTAGTTAAGAAAGTACATTCATCAACTTCGAGAGTTTCAAATCCATTCTCATCAAGACCATTAAACACTTGGAAGAAGTATCCAGTAACCTCATCGTAACCGTATGCTATATCTTTTTCTTTTGTAATTTGTATAGTGTATCTGCTCATAAATTTATTTTAATATTAATTACCTCACCTCATCAACAATACTAAGATACGAATAATAAATGACAATAACAAATAATTAGGTGTTTATTTTGAGAATATAAATCTCATGATAGCGAAGAATTGGTTCTCAAATTTTCGTAATTCTCATCTGGTTTTGCGTCCTTTATATCCATTTGGTTTTATCCTGTTTAAGTCTTTGGTGTGTAGTATCAGAATTAGATGTATTCCATTTCCTATTCATCTCAAGAGAACTCACCTAAATAAGCTGGCGAGTAGGTTCTAGTCTTCTTTGGGTTATCTTTGATGTAATCTTTTACTAATTGGTAGTATTCTTTTTCTGAGTTGACTCCTTCGTGTTTTCTATGTGGATTCGAAAATAATTTTAATTCTGAGTTAACCTTTCTATATTTTACAAATTTACCTTGACTTATTAATTCGTTGTTTATACATATCTGAAAGGTTTCTTCAGGTGTTGGTTGGTTAATACCTAATTCATTTTTAACCAATTTCCAGTATTCAGCGTCAGTGTTAACGCTATCGTACTTTTGATATGGGGCGATATGTAAATTTAGTTTTGGGTTATCTTTCCTATACTTAATATAGTTATCTCTACTAATTAATTCGTTATTGATACATATTTTAAATGTTTCTTCAGGTGATAATAAATCATTATTAATACCTAAAGTATCTTTGACCAATTTCCAATAATCTTTACTAGTATTCACGTTACCATATTTTTTATATGGGTTAGCGTGTAAATTTAATTTTGGATTACGTTCTCTATATTTATTATATAACGTAATTGTCGTCAATCGGTTCTCGACACATATTTTGAAGGTTTCTTCGGGTGGAATGAATTTATAGTTAACGTCCAATACTTCTTTAATTAATTCCCAATATTCTTTACTAGTCTTTAACCCCTCATGCTTAGTGTGTGGTACTGAGGGTAAATTCAAATCACTACCTTTTCTATGTTTAGTGTATTTAGGTTCACTAGTTAATTCATTATCAAGACATATCTGGAAGGTTTCTTCAGGTGATAAAATATTAACACTCAATTTATATTTTACTAGTTCCCAATATTCATGACTTGTATTAACACCGTTATGTCTCAGGTAAGGGTTTGATGATATATTTAAATTAGGGTTAGTTTTTCTATGTTTAGTGTATTTAGGTTCACTAATTAATACATTATCTACACATATCTGAAATGTTTCTTCAGGTGACATAAGTTCACTATTCACATCCCTCAAAACATCACGAAGATTACTAGTTGCGTATCTAGTAATAAGTCCATATAATTCATCCTTAGTATTAAAGAAAGCTCCTGAATATAACATTGTTTCCATTAATAAACAATCATCAACCTTATCATTACTCTTCTCTATACTAATAACATAATCATTACCAACCAATTTATCAACCCATTCATCATAACTATCACTAGTTATCTCATATACATTTTCATCTACCTTAACACTAACATTGAAATCATCATTATTAACTAAGTCAGAAACACTAACAGGTTTATCTTCTGATTTAATAATAATAGTATTATCACATATATCATTAGTCACATGAGACTTTTTAGCACAATACGATTTAACGCTACCAACACCACTTACTGGTTTCTTAATAACATCAGGTTTGAATGTTGGTACTGAGAAGTTATTACCGTTGAAATTCTCATAATGTTCCTGCTTTAATAACATCAATACCGCAGTCATCACATGAACATATACATCGGCTGAATTCCCATTGTTAGGAACTACTTTAATATACCTCTTATCAATAGCATCAGTTCTCTTTCTAATTGCTCTAGAATATCTTTGATAAAGTGTATCAATGTTCTTAGTATATGTCAAATCAATAATAGAAACATTCGGGTCATCAAAACCTTCAGTTGCTCTAGCAACTACAATTAATACTACGTTATCAATTCCCGTATATCCATCCTTAAACTTAACTATGTTAGATGAATCTTTATCCGTTTGAGAATGTGATGTATAATTAATAACACCCCTAGCGTTTAGATATGTTTCAATCTCATCAGCTTGGTTAATTCTTTTAACATAGATAATAACCTTTCCAAAATCTCCTACTAATACAGATTCTAATACTACTATATTATTAGTTAATTTATTTTGAGATTTCTCTATTACTTCTCCGTTCTGATTATAATCTTCCAATGTTAAATGGACATCATTCGATACAATATCTAATTCAATATCCGTATCATATTGACCACTATGAACCGATTCTATTAGTGAAGCTGAAATATATGTACCTCTAATCTCACCATCGTCAACTCTCTGCTTAAATATTGCTGGTGACCCAGTTAATAATAGATGGTTACCATCAATATAGTTATAAGATATTTCATCCATACTATCAGTACCCTCATAGAATTTATGTGCTTCATCAACCACCAAGTAATCGAACTTACCATATAAATCAACACACTCGCCCATTTGCTTTGTGTTTTGGTAAATCATTATTTGTACTGACTTACTTGGTTCATATAACGATAAGTTTGATGTGTCATATACTGATACCTCATCAATACCTACTATATCACATACCGAATCATAGAATTGTCTTTTAAGTACATTAGTCCCATGAACCGAACACAATATTCGCTTACCTCTAGATATTAACTCTTTGATTATGAACGCCGTCATGAAGGTTTTACCTGCGTTAGGTGCTGCTGCTAAGAGTACGTGCGTTTTATCAATATTGTCTAATACGAAGGTTGTAGCTTCTTCTTGATACCCATATAATTTAATAGTTTCTTTAGTCATAATGTAAATGTACGTATTATTTCTTTAATATCAAAATTTTTCTTTGATTAATTATAAACTATTATCTTTAATGAACGTCTTAATATTCATATTAAGTCCATGTATAGCATCTTCAAATCCAAATCTTTTATTATTCATATAAATATTTAGAAATAGTGTAAAAGGTGATATTTATCCTACTTTTATAATTTACTCTTTTATTTAAAAAATCTAATATTTGATTGCATCAACATAAATAAACCTACTAGTGTGTTTAAAATAATAAACAAAAAATCTCCTACCAAATTAATGATAAGAGATTTAATATTTAATTTTATTACAAACCTAACATTGCAATATCTTTATGGTTTAATCCAATTTCAAAAGCAATCTTTTTATTATATTCTTTCATTTTACCATTTAATGTAAATAAACGATATATTGTCCATAAACTTGCACCACCAAGTGTGCAATAGAATAATATTTGTTTCCCCATTGCACCCATAGAACCGTATGACCAACCGAAGAATAAAAATAATATCCATATTTTTCCTGTGTCTAATTTTCTACCATTAAATATTGCTATTTTATCACTACTACTGTATTCACTCATTTTTTTATATTTTATGTTTAACTCTTAATAATTTACTTACTTAACTTAACTAACGCATTATCTAATTTATTGGGGTCTAATTTAAATAGATATGTACTACCACTGTACTTTGATAACTCTTTAATATAAACTTTAACCTCTTTATTTTTTTTAAGGATATTAAAAAATTCTTTATCTTCAAAAATAAATCTATCACTGTATAATAATATAGTCTCATCATACACAATACTATCAGTAGAACTATCTTTCACCTTTATTGAATATCGCCCCATATCATTCACAGTCGCTTTCACTTTTGAACTACCATATTCAAATAAAAATAATTGAAGTACCTCTTTATCAGTTACTAACACATTTACTGATAATTTGTTATTATCCGTAGCTGAATTACTAAAAGAACCTTTAGTCTCCTGTGATACATAACCCGATTTTGTTTCTTCTTTAAACTCATCAACGAAATAATTAACCTTCCAATTCCCCATTTTTTCATATTCTAAGGCTTTTGCGATTGAATCCGTTATATGAAGTTTATTTAAAGAATCTAATTTATTCTTTTCTTCAATTTCATTTCGTTCAATTATAATATTAGCTTCATCGAAAATATTAGAAGCACTCATACCATTAAGTCTATTTAAGACCATAGGTATGTTTAGAAACCCCCCATCTTCTTCAATTACCACTGAAATTGAACGCTGAAGTGAATCTGATTTAGATTTAGAAAATCCACTCTTAATTTCTTCTAGTGATGATTTATATGTTATCATATTCGTTCCATCAATTTTTTGACTACAGCTAAATAATGCAACCATTAATCCTAATCCTAATAATACCTTTTTCATAATTTTAATTTGTTTTTTGTTTTTAATTGTTTTTATTTTAACAAAGATACAACATTTATTCTGTTCTACCAAATTTATTTCTTATAATTTAATCTTTTATTTAAAAAATCTAATATTTGATTGCATCAATATAAATAAACTTATCGGTATGCTTAATGTCACCACTAATGTTAAACCCAGCTTTCTCTAGTAATTCTTGTAACACGTCTTAATATTCATATTAAGTCCATGTATAGCGTCTTCAAATCCAAATCTTTTATTATTCATATAAATATTTATATGAATAATGTGTTTCTTTTTCAGCAGTTTCTAAATCAGTAAAGAAGTTGTTAAGTATTCTTACTGGTTTACCTCCATATTCTACGAGAACGAATTCAAAATCTTTTGAATCAATGAAAACGTTAGTGATAGTATCAATAAAAGGAACAGAAAGTATTTTCACAGGACTAGGTGTAACTCCTCTGTTGTTAGCAGGAGCGGCTCTTTCGTTAGTATTAATAAATATACCAAAACTGTTATCTTTAGGGTAAAGTGTTTTACCTATGTGTGAAATATTTGCTTTCATTAGAATGTCTTAATAGGTTTCATTTTTTCTTTGTCAATTTCAGTACTCTTTTCTGCGTGTTCTAAATTATCAAAGAAGGAATTAATAATTCTTACTTCTGAACCTTGATATTCTACAAGAACAAATTCATGTTTACCAGTAAATTCAAATGATTCTATTACAGTAGTAAAAGGAACAGATAGTATTTTAACTGGACTTGGTATTTCTCCTCTGTTGTTAGCAGGAGTGGCTCTTTCGTTAGTATGAATGAATATACAATAGCTGTTATCTTTAGGGTAAAGTGTTTTACCTATGTGTGAAATGTTTACTTTCATTAGTTACAGTTATTAAGGTTATTGTTAATAAATTTTATTTTTTCTTTATTTGTTTTCATTATTATTAGATTTTAGTAATAATAGTTTAGTGTATAATTTCAAAGGAACATTTAATTGGATACCTCCTGTGTTCTGTACGTTGAAATTTATATTACTTTTAACTGTTTGTATTTCTGTTAATCTTAAAGTATCTAAAAGACTAAGTGTTCTAAAGTCTTCTATGATGTCATTAGATGTTAACCAGATGGTAACAGTTGCGAGATCTATTTCTCTTATATCCATTGTTTTCCTTGTCTTTTAAATTCTAAGATATATTTATTTTGATTGGTTGTTCTCATTGCGGATTTACCGAAAGATTCTTCGATACCTTCTAAAGCGAACTTGGAAGCTGCGAAGTGTATATGTCTAAAAGTACCTTCTCGGTCTCTTATTGTGTTAAACTTTAAGAATGCTGCGTTGTTAAAAGATTCGATTTCTTTTTTGATTTGAGATTTTTCAGAGATGTTTACAGTTTTCATATAGTAGTATTAAAGTTAAACGTTATGTGAAGGTTAGTCCCTCACACCAACAAAGTAAAGATAAGCATAATAAATGATATAACCTAATTTTGGAGAGATTTTATTTCGCACAATAATTTGCACCTATCAAAGATTTTATTACTTTGGAAGTGTTTTCTATACTAAATCGTGTTTTATGAATTTCAACATTAGATTCATCAACCTCAGATTGTTGTAAAATCACAACAGGACCACTTGCGTTAACTGTTTTTAATAGTGATAATAGATTGTCAATATTCATAATTATTTAAGTTTAGTTAATTTTTGAATATATTCTGCAACAACATTTGTTTCTTCTTTAAGGATTGATGTAAATTGTTTATAATGGTTAGCGACATCATTCCATTCCCAGAATGTTTTACCAATAGGACTAGCAAGAGCGCTACGTTTTCCGTTAACGGTTCTTTGTACATCGAATGATGATCCAAAGAACAAGATGTTTAATTGTGCGTTACCTTGATTAGTAACGATATTAACATAAGGTCTAGACCCTTTAATTGTTTTAACTTTTTTAATTTCGATTTCAAATGACATAGTACAAGATTTAGAGTTAAACTGTTCAGGGTCTATCCCTCACCAGCAATACTAAGATACTAAAAATATTTAAATTAAACAAGGATATAGATTAGGAGTTCATATTGTGTATTACATTAACATCTGTGTTAGGGTCAACCAATTTCTAGGTAGTCTTTGTATTTTAAAGGTTTCATTCCTTTGCGATCACATTCAATACAAAATTCAGAGTATCTCTCAAATTGGCAATCGCTAACACTAGGTATAATTAATGCCTCACATTCGTCACTTTTAAGCCACATATCAATTCGTTTTTCTGTATTGTCAATGTCTTTGCTCCAAAATAATTGGTCTTGGTAATCAAAGAACTTTCGTAAATATTCTCTCATTTTATAAAGTTTTTAGTTTAATAAATCGGCACTAACCATACCCTTTTCATTAGGGTGCATTAACCCGCTCGAAAATCAGATAGTAATTTAAACGGTTCGCCTTTTATACCAGAGTAATCCCCTTCTTCCGTAATTGTCGCTTTATCCCAAATATCTTTACCTTCATCAAGAGAGCCTTTTTTAGCAAGTTCAACAACTTCTGTTTCGTTATTAGCTACTATTACGTGACCCATATAAGCATCGTAATTAAATTCCGTGTGTTCTATTAAGTATATTTTCATAAATATAACTGTTGCTAACAAGCAATATATGTAATTGCCTATTAAGGTTTTACTAAATTTCAAGTTTCTACAAGGCAACTACATATATTGCCAGCCGTTGTGTGTAATACTAAACTAGTAACTTTTTAAGATTTTGAGAAACCATTTTTAATTGTCGCCATTTAATATCACATTTCATAGCATTTTCAAAGTCGTTATCTTCTTTGTACTCTGTGCAATAGTCATTTAACTGCTTACATCTTGCATCAATTTTACTTATTTCACTTACTAATTTTTCGTATAAAGATTTTTTCATTTTAATCAATTTTATGCGAAACCATCGTACTACACAACACCATATATAAAAAATAGCTTTTAAAGCGTTTAATTCGTTGGTCTTTGCTTGTTTATATTTTTAGTTTTTTAATTGGTTGTTACTGCTTTTCTACACGCTACATTTCATATACAACACGTTATGTGTAATGCTACTCAATCTACTTACCAATCTTTTTTCATTTCTTCATTCCAGCAAGTTGCACAGCATATATTATCTCCCATTAAATCCTCAAAAGTGCCACAATAATAACAACTGAAAGTAACTATCTCGTTTATTTTTCCATTTAGTAAAATAAATTGGTCGAAGTCCCTGCCTTCAATTCTGAATCTGATTACAAGTTCATTTTTTTTACAAAGATTTTCATTAAATTCAACGATACCTATTTGTGCAGGTGCAGGGTTTGGAAATCCACCAAGGGGTTGTAATGTTTTTACTTGTTGACCTGCCCATATTTCAAAACCATTAATATCTTTCATAGTACAAGATTTAGAGTTAAACTGTTCGAGGACTATCCCCTCACCAGCAATACTAAGATACACATTTATTATGACAATAACAAATTTATAGAGAAATAGTTTTATTATTTTTATTTATAAGAATAGAAATCTTATAGATTAGGAGTTCATATTGTGTATTACATTAACATATATGTTATAAACAATAAAAATTATTACTTAGGTATTTTTGGTAAAGGCATCCAGTATTTTACATTACTTGGTTTTCCAGTCCAATCTTTTTGCCACCCCGTTATATTTTGTTCTTTAAAGTAAAATATTATTTCAATTTCATCTTTATACACTTCATTGTGGTTTTCGTCTGTGTGGCTTTGTAGTACATTTTTAGCTACCAAGTAAAAACCCGCTTTGTTTGGTAATTCTGTTTTCCATTCCATAATTTTAATTAAAATATTTATAACACTGCATTAATAACAATTCGTTCCTCACGGTTATTACACTGTTCGTTAGGGCAAATACTAATTTTCGTCTATAAATACAGTTTTAGTCATGTCTAACCAAACAGGCGGTTGCGTTTTCCCACTTAATACACCTATCCATAATTTACCGTGAAAAAGAAACTTTAACCTTT